AGTTCTCCATAAAATCATTTGAAGATATTGAGAATGGAACCGAAAAACTCCAAAATATTTAAAAAGGAAACAATGCAGGCAGTGTCTGCATTTTGTGAATCTGAAGGTATAAAGGACACTGATCATTTTATGTATCTGTGTTTCAAACAGGGGTTTGATATTAAGAGATATGGTCTTTTGGGAAATACACTTAATGAAGGTGAAAAACACTTAAAAACAAGTGAGGAACCAGAAAAATGGGTGGAAAAGGAAGTAATCGTCGAAAAACGGGTGGAAATTCCTGTTGAAGTGATAAAAGAAGTAGAAAAGATTGTTGAAGTTCCAGTTGAAATAATTAAAGAAGTTGTAATTGAAAAAGAAGTAGTTAAAGAAATACCTGTTGAAAAAGTTGTCACAAAAATAGAATATATTAGTGACAAAACAACAGAAAATGAACTCGGAGGAATAATTTCCGAGTTAGAAGAAAAAATTTTCTATTTAAGTTCGGAATTAGAATCAGAGAGGAAAATATTTTCCACTAAAATAGAAGAAATGGAAATTATTTTCCAAAAAGAAATGTCTAAAAAAAATGAAGAATTAAATGAAGCTAGACAAACTTTAGACATTCCAAAAGAAAATGAGAAGACAAAACTTTTAGAAGAAACCCTTTTCAAGTTAAGAAAAGAACTTTCCGAAAAAATAAAAATAATAGATGAGTTAGAAAAACAAAAAAACAACACAACAATAAACATGGAACCCAAAGGGGCTGTTTTCCTGAAAGGTTCTAATTTAACACAAAAAATTTAAAAAAATGGAAATATTAATGTGGATTATCGCGGCTTACGGAATGACTAACATTTTGGTTTATGGATCAATCTTTAATGGATTGAGAAATTCGATACATAAAAATGCACAACCAAATGTTGGGTGGGTTCTTTTTAGACCTGTGTTTTCGTTTGTGTCTAGTTTAATACAATGTGTATTATGTACATCAACATGGGTAGGTTTTTTCTTATCATTAACACTTTTTGCTCCATGGCACGAAACGATTGGACTTAATAAATATTTTTCTATATTCTTCGATGGAATGTTAGCGGCAGGTGCCGTATGGGCAATCAATAGTATAGTTGAGTGGTTCGAAGAAAATAGACCAAAATGAAAAAAGTAAAGTTTGTATATTTGGATACAATCCAAGAATCAATTATTTTTTATGATGATTTATTCTTGGGTGGAAAAAAAGTTGTACAAATTTTTGAAAATGGTATTACTGGTTATACCTCAATTAAACTTGTAAAAATTATAAAATAAATAAAATGGGAAAAAAAGAAAAAGAACACAGAAAAAAAGTTGCGGCAAGAAATGAAAAAATAAAACAAAAAAAATCTGCAATGCAAAAAGCATTTGATTTATTGTTAAAAACTCAAATGGATAAAATGATTGAGGAAAATAATTTGAATGTGGAAATGTCGGGCAATAACTTAAACTTCGAAGTTGTTGAGGAAAAAACCTTTGACCATGCATTATCGTTCCAACCAAATCCTGAAAAGTCAAAATTAATAGAAAATTTATTTGTGGATAATGCAGAACATACAGTTGAAGACGAAAAAGAATCGCCAGAAAAATAAAAAATGGATTTATTTAATCCACCAAAATTATTTAATTATAATATTATGATAAAAGATTTGGACTTTTCTTCATATGAAAATCCTACTATACAAGTTGTTTGGGAAGATTTGACAGAAAATTTTACACAAGATAAAATTAAAAGTGTAAAACATTACTTCTCCAAAAAATACAACACCACAAATGTTAACGTTTTAACTAAGGCTAAAACGGTACAAACTGATGAAATGCAATCTATTGATGTTTCTGTAAATATAAGTGATGCAAATTACCAATCGGATTTATTAAAAAATTTCATTGAATCAAAAGGATACAAAGATAAAATCGATGACATTTTGGGGATTAACAGAATGGTTGAAAACAAAATGAATGGAGATGAAGACAATCAAACTCAATTCAAGAAGTGGTATATTAGAAACATCGAGTTTTCAAACTTTTTATCATATGGTGAAAATCAGAAGTTAGATTTTGATAAATTAAATGGTATTGTGGTGGTAGAGTCAGATCCACCTAACTTCGGTGGCAAGACAGTACTAACGGTGGACCTTTTGATGTTCTTATTCTTCAATGAAACAACAAAAACAACAAAGGCTGAAGAAATATTCAACAGATTTTCAAACAAAGACAAAGTTCATGTCAAAGGTGAAATAACAATTGATGGTGAAGATTATGTGATTGTTAGAAACATCGAAAGAAAAATGTCCAAGAAAGGTGAATGGAATGTTAAAACCGAACTGGACTTCTTTAAAAAACTATCTGACGGAACGTTATTAAACTTTACAGGAGAACAACGAAGAGAAACCGAAGCGTTCATCAAAACTTCAATCGGAACCAAAGAAGATTTTTTAATGACTATTCTTACAACAGGATCAAACCTTGAAGAATTATTGGAGTCAAAACCAACGGCTCGTGGTCAGGTTCTATCAAGATTTATGGGTCTTGAGTTTTTAAAAAAGAAAGAGGAGGTTGCAAAAGAAATCTACGGGGAATTTTCAAAACAAAAGTTGTCAAACATATATTCATCTGAACAATTAAAAGATGATATTACTACTCACGAAGAATCAATTAAAACACTTACAACTCAAATTGAGGAAAGTCAAAAAGAATTGACAAATGTTGAAGATGCGATCACTAAAGGTAAAACCTATCGTGACGACATGTTGAAAAAGAAACATACAAACATTGATCAAGAAATTAGTAGATTAAACCCGACCAATACTCAAGAAGAAATCAACACGATTGATTTTGAAAAAAAAGGTTACATTTCTAAAATCAACGAACTTAAGGTAGTTGAACCAAGTGAGTTTTATCATGAGGACAAACACGATGAGGTTAAAGAACAATATAATGAGGTCTACAAAGAGATCGTTCAGATTGATACTGAAATCACATCAATCAACAAATTAAAGTCCGAGGTTGAAGGTGGAATCAAGTGTGAGCACTGTGGTATTGAGTTAATGAATGCAACAATTACAAATGCTAAAATTGCGGAACTTGATGGACTTATTGTGCAAAAAACCACAAAAACGACATTTATGCAGGATTTATCCCGCAAAGAACAGAGTTTTGTTCAGTTGAAAAAAGAGTTTGACGAGTATGAAAAAAATAAACTTGTTAAAGAAAAGTATGAGATATCAGTTGAAAGTTGTGATTTGAAAATGAGCGCTTTAAAAGACAAACTTAAAAGGTGGGAAGAAATTCAAGACAAAATCCAAGAGAATCAAAAAATTGATGGTCAGTTAATCAAAGCGGACCTAAGATTAGAGGAATTAGAAAGAGAGAAAACAAAAATAAATTCCGTTATATCAGGTAACAAAGTTTCAATTTCATCGTTAAATGAAAAGATTGAAAACAATAAAAAGATGATTGTTAAAATCAAGGAAGAAGAAGAAAAAGAAAAAATTTATAAGATTTTTTTAGAAGCATATGGTAAAAATGGAGTTTCAAAAATTATTATGAAAACCATGATGCCATTGATCAACTCAGAACTTCAAAGATTGATGGAGGACTCTTGTTATTTCAAATTAGAAATAAAAATTAATGATAAAAATGAAGTTGAATTTTTGATGATTGATAATAGCACTGGTATTGAAAAACTTATGACAAGTGGGTCAGGTTATGAAAAAACTATTGCATCCTTAGCTTTAAGATCCGTATTAACAAAGATATGTACCTTACCAAAACCAAACCTTGTCGTCATGGATGAGGTATTTGGTAAGATCTCAAATGAAAATTTAGAAATGGTTTCTGAATTTTTTATCAAGATCAAAGATTACTTCGAAAAAGTTTTTGTAATTTCACACAATCCTTTGATAAACAATTGGTCCGATAACGTAGTAAAAATAAAAAAAGAAAACAACATATCTAAAGTACAATAAATGGATAGATTAGAAAATATAACAAATTCAGAACTTATATTGGAACTCAATAAAAGAGGTTTATTAACTTCCTCTGAGTACAACTCAGAGTTTGTTGAAAATCCCACAGAAGATATAAAAGTCATTGTCTCAAAAGGGGTTATAAAAGAAAGTTTAGTTTGTAGGGAATGTAAAGAAGAAAAAACAACAGATAATTTTAGTTTTTACCAAGCAAGAGTTGATAAAAATGGATATCTTATGAGATCAAACGCTCTTTGTGTTGATTGTAAAAATATTCTGAATAAAGAAAGACAATTTGCGTTCAAAAACTCAGATTTAACGGTAAAACCTGAACCTGGTACTGTCTGTCCTAAGTGCTCAAGACCATGGTCTAACAATTGGCATAAACATCATGAAGGTGATAAATTTATTGATTGGTGGTGTGGTGAATGCAACATGAGACACGCAGACCAAAGAAACAAAAATATTTAACATTATGCAAAATAAAATAATTTGTGGCGATTGTTTAGATGAATTAAAAAAATTTGAAGACAATACATTCGACTTAACTGTTTTTTCACCACCATATGATGGTCTTAGGGATTACAATGGTTATACTTTAAATTTAAGTGATGTTGGAAAAGAACTATATAGAGTGACAAAAGAAGGAGGTATAGTTGTAATGGTGATCCAAGATCAAACAATTGACGGTCATAAATCATTGACATCATTCAAAACAATAATTGATTGGTGTGATAATGTCGGATTTGGACTTTTTGAATGTAACATTTATAAAAAACAAGGAAAAGATGGTGCTTGGTTTACAAAAAGATTCAGAGTCGATCATGAATACATTCCCATTTTTGTGAAAGGAAAAAGACCAAACTATTTTAATAAAGAAATGGTTAAAATTCCATCGAAACACGGCGGAAAAATTTTGACTGGAGGTGCAAATAGAGAAAAAGATGGAACAACTAAAAAATCTCAAAAATTTGAAATAAATGAATTCAAGTGTCCCGGTACTATATGGGATTATTCAAATGGAGGGGATAAAAATAAAATAAAAAGACAACACCCCGCAACTTTTCCAGATAAAATACCTTATGACTTTATTCAAGTTTTTACAAAAGAAGGTGATTTAGTTTTGGATCCAATGTGTGGTTCAGGATCTACTTGTTTGGCTGCAAAAATATTAAATCGAAGTTACGTTGGTATAGATATTAGTCAGGATTATTGTACTATATCCGAAACAAGAATTAATAATTTAGAAACAAGTTTAAAATAATTTTCTGCATTTAAAAAAAAATAGTATATTTGTAAAACAATTAAAAAACATACATGAATTACTTACTTTTTGTTTACTACGATAACACAGTTGAAAACTCAGAAATAACCACAAATAAAATAGCAAGTCAAATTGCCGAACAAATGACCTCTAAAGAGGCAAAGTTTATGTTTGGAGATAAACACGCGATATTTCATTTTGCTTCGGGAATGGTTATTGATGAAATGGCAGGATGGATTGACATAATTCATGATGAGCTAGATTGTTTTCAATACTTCTTAATACCAAAACCAAGAAATTCGTCATCAAATATGTCACAAGACAACCTTGATCATTTGTTATCGTTAAAGAAAACTAAACCAACTAAAAACAAACCAACACCTCCATTAATTAAGTGGGACTTCAAACCAACACAGGATGGTAAAAGTTTTATGGATCTTGCCGATATTATGGTAAATTTAAAAAGACCTGAGATTTGTAACATGACTCTTGACGAATTGTTAGATAAAATTGGTCAAAAAGGTATGGAATCTCTTTCTGACTTGGAGAAAAAAAAGTTAGACGAATATTCAAAATCACTATAAATATAAATAAATGAAAGACAAAACATTAGGGCCACACATTAATCAAGACGAGATACAATTTTATTTAAGAGATATAAGAAAAATAAAAGTCATGACTCCTGAGAGGGAAAAAGAACTGGCAAAACTTATGAAGTCAGATTCCTTATCTCAAAGAGAAAGATCAATTATAGAGGAAGAGTTGTTGACAGGTAATCTCAGATTTGTCATTACTGTTGCAAAACAATATCAAAATCAAGGATTAGATTTTCCCGATTTAATTGCCGAAGGTAACTTAGGACTTATGAAGGCAATCAAAAATTTTGATTGGAATAAAGATTTAAGATTTATATCCTACGCAGTATGGTGGGTTAAGCAGTCAATTATCCAATCGTTAAACGATAATTCAAGAACCATACGTCTACCTGTAAACGTAGTACAAGATTTACAGAGAGCAAAAAAAGAAGTAGAAAATAGTGGAAAAAAATTAGATGACAAGTTTAGCACATTACCATCAATCGTTGATTTAGATATGACAATAAGTGAGGATGGAGATACTTTAGTTGATTTAATTGCAAATCAAGATGCTGAAGCTCCTGATGCGGCATTTAACACAAAAGATATACTTAAAGATAAATTGATGAGTTTATTGGATGTTTTAGATGAAAGAGAAAAAATTATTGTTGGTGATTATTTTGGTCTCACAGGAACCCCAAGAACCTTAGAAGATATTGGAACTGATTTTGGTTTAACAAAGGAACGAGTTAGACAAATCAAAGAAAAGGCCCTACGTCGTTTGAGAAATGACTCTTCAGAATTATTTGATTATTTATAGTCGGGTTGAACCGAGATTACCCTTACAACTCGGCAGAAGGTGCCTGAAGTCACCAAGGTGCAATTCCTCAATTCTATCTAAATGGTAGAATGAAACTACACTCCCCCACTGGTACCGGTGGGGGTTTTTGTTTTTATAAAAATTAAAAAGTCACTTTTAATTTATTTATTTTAATATTTATCAATAAAAGAAATCAAATGAATAAAAAATTTTTACCATGGTTTTTACTTTTTTGTGCAATAGGACTTTCGAGTACAGCCGCTTATTATAGTGTAATTGGATTGTCTATTATTTTTTCTGCAGTTGCAATCCCTGTCATAATTATGGGGTCTTTTTTGGAAATATCTAAAATTGCAATTGCAACATACCTACATGATAAATGGAAAGAAACATATGGAATTTTAAAAATATATTTAACAATTGCATTAGTAACCCTTTCAGTTCTTACATCAATTGGAATTTATGGACTACTTTCAACTGGTTTTCAAAAAAACATTGCAGGTTTGGAAATTAATAATAAAAAAATTGAAAACATAGAAGTTAAAAAAACAAGATTTGAAGAAATCAAAGGAGAATATCAAAAAGAAAAAACAACACTAGATAAAGATATCACAAACCTAAGAAATGCACTCTCAACAAATACAACTACTCAAACCGTTGATAGAACAACAGGACAAGTTGTGACCAGAGCAAACGGGGGAAACCGAAAAGCATTTGAATCTCAATTGAAGGTTGCACAAACTAATAGAGACACATTGTCTAAAAAAATTGAAAATATTAATGATAGCATTACTAAGTTAGACCTGTTAGTTCTGGATTTAACTTCACAAGAAATAGAATCGGGGGAATTGGGTGCCATCAAATACCTTAGTGAAATTACAGGATGGAACGTAAAAAAAACAGCAAATTTCTTTATATTAACTTTGATATTTGTTTTTGATCCTTTAGCAATCGCATTAGTCATTTCAACAAATCAGGCATTCAAAAATTTCAGAAGAAAAGAAGAAGATGAGGTAGAACCAATTTATGATGAAGTTGAAGTTCCTGAAAGTTACTTCCACCCCATGAAATCAAAAGTTACTACACAAGTTGAGACTGAGGTAATTGAAAAAATTGTAGAGGTACCTGTAGAAAAAATTGTAGAAGTAATCAAAGAAGTACCTGTAGATAGAATTGTAGAAGTAATTAAAGAAGTGCCTGTAGAAATTATCAAAGAAGTTGAAAAAGAAAAACAACCAATTGAACAAGAAACAGATATTGAGCCAAATAAAAAAAAGTTAATATATAAAAAATGAGTTTTGAGTTAATCAAGTTCGGTAATTTTTTTTCTCAAGGTATATCCAAATCAAAAAACAAAATAATATTGATGCATTCCTCGAGGAACGCCGACCAATACTTGGCATCATTAAAACTCAGAAATAACGGAAAATATGCAAAAGTCCCAAATTACTTCATTTCTAAAGAAGGAAAAGTATTACAACTCTTAGAAGATGAAAAATATTCAAACTTGACTTGTAATAATCAAATAAATAAAAATTCAATTTTTGTTTGTTTAGAAAATTTGGGTTGGTTAAAAAAAGAACCATTAAAAGATGGACACATTAATTGGATTGGAAGTATTTATAAACAAAGGGCGCTTCAGAGAACGTGGAGAGAATATTTTTTGTGGGAACCTTATCAAGAAATACAAATTGAAATGGTTAGTGAGTTGTGTAATAAACTTTTTGAATTAATGCCAATAGAAAAAAAGTTTGTGGGACATAACACAAAAATTAATGGTGTAGAAAAGATGGGGGGTATCTTTAATAGAAGTAATATTCATGAAGATTATACCGATCTGAGTCCGGCTTTCGACTTCGAATTACTAAATGAAAAATTAAAATTATGAATAGATATTACGAAATTAAATCATTACTTGAGGCATCAAAAAAGATGTTAGGTACAAATGTAATAAATGAAAAAAATCAAATTCTTGATAAGTATTACACTAAATTATTGATCGAAGATGACAGTCAAAATTTTGAAGTTGCAGATCAAGATGAAGAAAACCCTGAAGTTGACAAAGAAACTAGAAAAACAGAAAAAAGTAAAACATATAGAATTACAGGGGGATTAGTTTCTATATACTCTCAGGACAAAAAAAATACAGAGTTAACGACTGAGGACAAAAAAGCTTTTCAAGAAAGTATGGATGAATTTGTTGCTGAAGTAACTGAATTGGTTGATTTCAATAAAATGAATATATACCAAGATAATGTTGAATGGTCAGGTAAAATAACTGAATATGACGTTGATTTTTTTATAAGTATTGGGGAAAACAATGGTGTATACATCAACGGCAACATGATGAAACTAGATGAAGAGTTTGTAGAATTAGTTACAAAATTAAGAGGGTACTTTGAAAAGTTCAAAACAAGATGGAGTAAAGTATTGGCTATAAGAAAAAAAGCAGTAAATAAATGAAAAAATTTATAATTAAAAATTGGAAAACAATTACTCTAACAGTTTTGGGAGTTATTTTTATTTATTTGTTAATAAAAGTTTTGACACCAACTCCTGATAGATCCGAACTTAACAAATATAAGTTGGAACAGTTAGATAAACACATATTGGAAATGAAAAATTTACAGAAAAGTTTAAATGACTCAATACAGTCGTATCAAACTAAAATTTCTGAAATAGATAGAAAAATAACTAATATAAAGATTGAAAAAAAGGAAGTTAATAACTTTTATACACAAAAAAAAGAAGAAATAAAAAATGCTGATAAACGACAAATCGATAGTTTGTTAAGAAATAGATATAAGTTTTAAAATGAAAAATATACTAATATTAATTTTTGTTTCATTAAGTTTTACAATTTTTAGTCAAACTAAGAAACCAATAGACACAACACAAATGTGTATACCATACGATGTTGTACAAAAAATGCTTTTAGATTTAAATGATTATGATAAATTAAAAGAACTGTCCAAGTTAGATAAAAAAGAAATTTCTGAATTAAACAATAAAATAATTTTTTTAGAAAAAACAACCGATACTTGGCAACAAAAAGACTCACTAAGTAATGAAATCATAAAAAGTAATGAAGAAAAGTTTAAAATTGTCGAAAGTGAAAATAAAGATTTGAAAAAAGACATAAAAAAATTAAAAACAAAAAATGTAATTGTTGAAATTGTTTCAGGGTCTTTAGTAAGTGCATTAACATATTTATTAGTTTTAAAACAATGATCCCAAAACCAGATTTCAAAAGTTCTATGAATAAATCATTTTCTCAAATTTCGGCAGATTTGAGAGACAGCGACAGTAGCGGGGCGAATGTATTAGACGCAATGAATTTTAAAAACTTGATAAATGCAGAACTCAAAGAAACTGACAAATCAAGAAAAAAAAATTTCACAGATTTTTTGAATAGTGAAGAAGATTTACAACATATAAAAAAAATAATCAGCACTGGTAAAAAAACCTCAAGTTGGCAAAAAAGAAAAGAAATCAAAAAGTATTTGAAAGATATTAACGATATAGATGACTTTTTAAAAAGTTATCAAACTCATTTAACAAGTAAAAAAGAAGAAACGAAAGAAGCGACCGCCTCGGGATCTGCAGGACAATATTCATCTTTATTTTCGGGTGAAATGAAAGAAACTGAAAAAACAAACAATAAGAATGTTAAAAAAATTCCTGAAAAAAAATCAAAAGAACATTCACAAGATGATGGGGAGAGTTATACGAAAACAAAAAAAGTAGAAACAAAAGAAGCCACATCATCAGCTTCCTCAGGACAATATTCCACTAACAAAGTTTGGGCGAAATCTATGAATAAAAAAGATTTTAGGGGATATTCAAAAACTCAATTACCTGGTGGAAAATTTGTAAGAGTTAAGAAAAAATGCAAAAAATTTCCTTATTGTAATCAAGGAGATATTAATGCACTTTCATTATTTGAAAATAAAAGTTTACAAAAAGTAATACAAAAAATAAGTAGTGAAAGAAATATACACGAAGATATAATTTATCAAGTAATTCTTGATGAATTGAATAAAACAAATATCAATAATATTTATAAATAAAAATATAATGGAAAATTTATACAACATAGAAAAACAAGTTTCTAAAAATTTGAAAAAAATTGTCAAAGAAAAAGATGACACTTTGAAATTGTCTAAAAATCGAAAATTTGATTATGTAGAAGACAAAGAGATTTGTGACGAATGTGGTGGTTATAAAAGTGGTGAAATGGTTGAAGGATTGATGTGTGAGTGTGGTGGTATGAGAGAAAATCAAGTTTATGAAAGGTACTCTAAAGGTCAAAAATACATTGCAAGACAAGCAGAACCGCACGATGAAATAGATGCGGAAGATTTCAAAGTTTTGAGATCTAAAAAAAAGAAAGAGATGAAAGAATACGATGATTATTTGTTAGATATTCCAAGTGACTTAAATATGGATGATAAGTGGAACGCCCCATCACCTGACGATTATTATGAAAATGATGAATTTGAAGAGTTAAAAATAGACGATGACATGCCGGCATACAAAACAAAATGGAAACATGATATGGAAGAATCAGAATGTGTTGAGTGCGGTTACATGGAGGAAGGAGAAACTGAAGAAGGAAATAAATTTACTTATGAATTAGAATTGGCAAGAGATAAAGGTAAAAAAGAATTTTCTGTTGACGGTAAAAAATATCCTGTAAAAGAATCATATCAATTCACTGAAAATGAAATGGTCAATTTTATAGAAAGAATTGTAGAAGAAGAAAAAAAATTCAGAGCCGGTAAAGAACCAAAAGGTTACAGGGAATATGATAAAGCCCATAGACAAGATAAAAAACAAAACAACGAGTACATTGAAAGTGTTGTCAAAAAAATGAAAGATTATCTCAAAACAGGATCTAAAGGTAAATTCTCATTCGATCCTAAAATATTTCCGTCAGGGAATGGTGAGTTGGCTGAAATGGATAAAATGGCATACACCCCATCTGATGCGGTTGGTGAATATATCGAAAACTTCACAGCGGCGGCGTTGGAAAACATTGATTACGACACTTTCGAACCAAACAAAGAATGGGTTGACGATAATATTGTAGGGTCTTCAAGAACCGGTAATAATCCAGATTGGGCAAATGCAGTAGAAACACCTACAAACAAAAAAAGAAAAGAAATCAAAGACAAAAATCTTTGGAGAAAAACTGAGTTAAAGGCCTACAATAAAGCACCACAACCTGTGTATAAAGAAACTGCAGGAAATAGTAAAGATGGGTCATCAAATATAATGAAAGCTTTGGAAAGTCATAACAGAGAAGATAAAAAGTTGACAGAGGAATTTTCTAGAATGAAAAACTTGATTGGGTACTCTTCAAAAACTCAATAATTTACTTTTATAATCTTCTTAATAGTTTTTCATGTAAGTCATGGAAAATAACTTTTACGAATATATTGCAAGACCACTTTCTAAAGAAGAAATTGATATTTTAATAAAAAGAAATAATATAATACCAGAAAAGATGGAGTTATATTATGATTTCTGTTTTTCTTTATACAATCTAATACTAGAAACTTTTTTAGGTGACACATCTTCAGTCAATGAAACAAAAGTCGAAATGAATGAGTCCGACATGGTAAATCATTTTAATTGGTGTTGGCAAAAAACAATCAACAATTTTGAGAAAGAAGGCATCAATTTCAATACTGATGGGGACCATAAATTTTATTTCAAGGATTTTTTCCTTGAAATTTTTTATTTGCAAAAAAATGATAAAATTAAAAGTGCGATAGACATTTTTTTTGAAGACATTTTCGGTAAAGACAAAAAATACACTCAATCAGACATGGACATAATGTTGAATATTTACAACTACTTAGATAGAAATTTAATCATATAGTGTTTACAAAAACACTTTTTAAGAATAAATTATAAATAATAAACGATTTTAAAAAAACAAAAAATGAATACGTTAGAACAAATCAAAACACTTACCGAACAACTTAACAGTGATACTACAAAGTTTTTTAATGGTAACAAAAGTGCTGGTACAAGAGCAAGAAAATCGGCACAAGAACTAAAGGCATTATTACAATTATTAAGAACTGAAATTTTGAATCATAAAAAAACAGACCAATGATCAAATTAGAAACTTTTTTATTTTTCATTTTTGTATTTTCTTGTTTATCTTTGATAAACATAGTTGTAAAATTTATAGTCAACTTGTTACAACCTAAACCTGATAAAATTAAACTTACGAGACAGGAACTATTTTTCTATGGTTTTACTCTTAGTTATATATTGACATACTTAATAAAAAATTAATAATGAGTTTATTCAACGAATTTAACATTTTGTTTCCGTATTTGAACTCGGTCCGAAAATTAGAGAATTATCTATCTTTTGACGTGGAATTTCCAAAAAAATGGAAAATACCTAAAAGGTTTGTCAATGAAGAGCAAATAGTAGAAAGAACAGAGTCAGGTTCAGAATTCAGAAATTTTTCATTTGTTTGCCCTTTTGTTGAAAATGGTGTAGAAGAAACAATTAAAAATCTAAAAAGTATCATTTCATACAATAAAGAATTAGAAGAAAAAGAAAAATTGTTTAACTCAAAAGTACAAGAACTTAAAAATATTTTTGAAAAACAAAATTTAGAAAAATTACATAGCTTGAAATTTGAATTAATTAATAAAGAATTAACTTTTGATGATGGAGAAGAAACCAAATAGTAAGTTAGAAAAAGAAATTGATTGGTATTTGAATGAAATCGAAAAAGATAAAAAAGATCTTGAACTACAAAAAGAAAGTTTTATTGAAAACATAAAAAAATTCAATAAAGAAGATCTATTACCAAAAAAACCACAAAAGTTAACAATATGGCAAAAAATAAGGAAGTCATTGATGGGATATTAGAAAAACTTGCGTTGATCTCCGAAGCTAGTCAAGATATATTTGAAGACGCAAAACCAACAATAATATACGAACTGTCAGATAAGGACTATAAGGAGGTCCAAGACAATTTCAGAGACGTTGATAAAAAATACAATAAGTTCAGAATAGAAATTTCAGGCGTAGATTTTATTATCATTAATTCAGAAAAAGTTGAAGATAAAAAAGTTGAAGAAGTTACATTAATGACCAAAATAAAAAGATTATTTTCTAAAAGTAGTAAATCTCCTGTAAAGAATTGATTTATCAATTCCAAAAGAACTAAGTTGTTCATACAATAATTTTTTCTGAACGGATGAAGTATCTGTAACAACGATACAATCCGTTCTTTTTTTGTCTATTAAAAAATTAGATAGACATTTCAAAAATCTTAAAGATTCGTCACTTGTTTTGAAAGTAAACATAGAAAAGTTATTATCTTCTTGTACAAAAATTTTATTGTTTAAAACAAAAACTATCTTTATCACATTTGTTGATAAATAATTTTCATAAAAATCTGTAAGATCTATTTTTTTATTTTTTTGATTATCGACAAATTTTTCTTCGATCGAAAACTTACTAATTTCTATCAGTTTATATTTGGAATCATCTAAATCCAATTTTATTTGTCTTCCATAGTCGTCTTTGAAAAAATAACTCGTAAAATCATTTTTGTTTTTAGTTATCAAACCAATTTCAAAGTCACAAGAATCGTAACCATCAATTATCTTTTCGAAATATACCTCATTACTTTTTTTTAATTCTTCGAAAAAAAATTTAGCCTTTTCCTCTGTTTTAAATTTGTTGATTATTTTTTTCTTTTTTTTATTTTTGAAAAGTATTACCATGTAATTCATGAATTAATTATAAAAAAATTTTTTTTTAAATGAACAACGAAAACTATTATAATATATTGGGAGTGAACGAAAACGTTTCACAGGATGAACTTAAAAAGGTTTATAGAAAACTTGCAAAAGAAAAACATCCAGATGCGGGGGGAAATGAAGACGAGTTCAAGAAGATATCAGAAGCATATGATATTTTAGGGAACGAAGAAAAAAGGTCTGATTATGATAGAAGAAGAAAAAACCCATTTGGTGGATTTGGAGACATGGGGGACATTTTTTCAAGTATGTTCAATCAAAACAAACAAAGAAGATCCGTACCGATTACAAAACTTGATATGAATGTGGGAGTTTTGGAGTCATATAAAGGAGTGAAAAAACAAGTTTCTTATCAAAGAAAAAAAATGTGTGACCCTTGTCAAGGATCTGGTGGAAAAAAACAAACTTGTCAAACTTGTAAAGGAGAAGGGGTGTTATGGAAAGAATTTGGTAGTGGGATGTTTGTTCAGATGGTGCAAACAGTTTGTAATGTGTGTAGTGGTTTTGGTGAAAAAATAATCGAACCTTGTTTTGTGTGTAATGGAACAGGAAATAGAGGGGAAATTAAACAAGTTGAAATAAAATTACCACACGGAGTTGATAATGGTCAATTTGTTAAATTAACAGGTATGGGTGATTTTGCTGATGGTACATATGGGGATTTAATTGTTAGAGTTAATTTACAACCAGAAAGCAACTTTGACAAGTACGAAAATCATTTAGTTTATAATGCTTTTTTAAATTTGGATGATATCAAAAATGGAAATCTGAACGTTCCACATCCTGATGGTGAATTGAATGTTAAACTCCCCAAAAAAATAGACACATCAATTCCTCTCAGAGTTAAATCCAAAGGATTTAAATACAACACAGTTGGAGATTTGATTATAAATCAATACTTGAGATTTGACAGAGATTAAAAAAGTGATTTAATATCTTTGATCATAGATATCAATCCATATATTGATAGAAAGGTCATTATTCCACCCAAAATAAAAACTAATCTTTGGGTAATTTTAACTTGTTTACTTTCCTTACAAGTTGGGCATTTAACTTCTGTTGCTTTTTTATTTTCCATACTTATAATTTAATTATCAGTCAGTTGAAAATAAATATCAAAAACACTATATTTGAACTATGTTAAGTTATATTGGAGGTAAAAGTAAGATTGGAAAGTGGATCGTCCCTTTCTATGATAAAAATATGGAGGTTTATTTAGAGACCTTTGGAGGGATGTTTTGGTGTTTTTATAATATGGACCTAAAACAATTTCCAAACCTAAAAAAAGTTGTTTATAACGACTTTAACCCACTTAATTACAATTTATTCAAGTGCGTTCAAAACCCAACAGAATTACTACGATCAATCAACTCTATTGATTGTCAAAAACAGGGGGTTGATGTTACACCTGAACTATATCGTGAACAATTTGTAAGCTTTCAGGCTGAAATTTTTAATCAAGGTTTCAGCGTACAACCTGGCAATTATGAAGTGGCCGCCAAATACGTTTATATTCTAACACAAGTTTTCAGTGGGTCAAAACCTGAAACATCAAACTTCATTGATCTTAAAGGAAAATACAAATCAAAGTATCTTACGTTTAGAGACAAGTTATCTAAACCTGATTGGGTGGATCATTTTTTAAAAATCACTGACGTTGAGAATATGGATTTTTCCGATGTAGTTCAAAAGTATGACTCACCATCAACATACATTTATTTGGATCCGCCTTATTGGAAAACTGAAAACTACTACTCAAACCACGACTTTGATAGACAAGATCATGAGAGGTTGGCAAACGTATTACACGGAGTCCAAGGTAAGTTTTCATTATCATATTATGATTTTGAACTACTTCACAAGTGGTTTCCTGAAGATCAATATACTTGGGTTAGAAAAGAATTTGCAAAGGCGGCGGCAGCCAAGAAGGGTGAGAAACAAAACATGGGGGAAGAATTACTTATTATGAACTATTAATTTTTTTTTATAATCAAATATTTATTAAAAAAACAAATTCATGGACTTAGTCAAAATATTGTCTACTGTAGTAGAAAAAAAATCTATTAGTACAAAACTTGTTATTAATGAGGCGTTGTCAAAAAAAGTAATTGAGAAACTTTTGAAAAAATTTAAAACGCAAACAAAAGATGACGATTCGGTTATTCTTAAAACAATCGAAGGTTTTAGTAAATTCAAAGATAGTTTACCAACTGGTAAGAGGGATATTACTCAATATGATTATTTACCTTTAAAAAATATCGTTCTAACTAAAGAAACAAAAAAATTAGAAAAAGAATCATATCCAAAATACATAGAACAAAATAAAGGGGCCAATAAAAACGATGTAAAAAAAGCCCTTAAAAAATATTTTGAGTTGTATCCTTTGTTGGCTCCAAATCAAAGAAATTTAGACAACCTACCATACCTGAAATTAATTGAATTCTTACAACAAAAGTTTAATACAATTATTACAGCCGCGGCAACAAAAAAGTTCAAAGAAGAAGCACCTTCAATCACAAATGAGCAATTAATTTATTATATATCTGCTTACTTAGACAACTATAATAACTTGCCTGAAACTACACCACCAATATTATTCATGACTTTTGAACAATTGGAACATGTGGTTGATGGTTTGGGTGGAATTTCTGACGATTTGAAAAAACCAAAAGGTCAGTATGACGACATCGAAAGAATCTATGATCAAGACAACCTTTTGATATTTAAACCAAACGGAAAAGAACAATGTGTAAGATTGGCACATGGTAGAAGTTGGTGTATATCAAGAGAAGGAGGAAGTAATCTTTATTACAATTATAGATTAGATAAAAATTTAACAATCTACTATGTTATAGATTTAGATAAACCATACGGTGATTTAGATTTTGCTAGTGTAATACTTGTTGATAAATACGGTAGAAAAAGAATTGCAGATGGAAAAAATATGGCAGGAGGATACTCTGGACATAACGTAGAAAGTTGGGACACAATAAGTAAAAAAGTTCCAAAAATTGCCGACAAAGAGAATTTATTTGTACCTGACCCATTAACTGATGAAGAACAGGATCTATTTTACAAATATAGAAATGCATCAGTAAGTCAAGATGCGGTAAAAGAATTAGGAAGTGTACACGCAGCAGAAATGTGGTTAGAATTAAGAAGCCCGGATCTTAGCAATTATTCAAACGGAAGTACTGTATATTCAAATTTACCTGACGAACTTAAGAAAAAATATATAAGTTTAGATTTAGGACTGACATCTGAAATGATTAAAAATTCTTCACCTGAGGTTTTAAAACTTTATGCGTCACGTCAATTAGAAAAGATACTTAGAAAGTCACTAAAAGAATTGAAAAGCACTGATATTAGTTTCTTAAAAACACCAATTATGGCTCAACATAAGGAAGGTTTGAAAGAAAGATTTGCTAGTGAATTAACTATGGGCGGTAATGACAAAGGATATATTTCTTTGGAATACCCTAACGATATAAGTTCCAAATTTGCCGCTTTGTATGGTTTTGATACTTTTTTCGATTCATTACCAAATGACATTGAGTTTTTAACTTTGGAAAATAAATCAGGAGAACCTATGACGGAAAAAATACCTGAAAGTATTTCGAGATTCCAAAATCTAACCACATTGGTTATTATAAATTTTATAGATGAATTACCAAACAACATTGGAGATTTGAAAAATTTAGGTTTTTTGAGTATTAATGATTGTCCGAATCTAAAATCTTTTCCCGACTCTATTTCCAAACTCAGTTGTTTAGAGTATTTTTCACTCGAAGGATCAAACACCTCACATTTAAAATTACCTGAAAGCGCAAAACCATATATGAAACTTCATTCTGATTTTGTTGAGTTAGATTTTCCTGAGAATATGAGACAACATTGCGAACCAATAAAATATTAGAATATGAAAAACATAGATTGTGAGATCTACATAAGCCAACTAATTTCTTTCTTTGAAAACAACCCAAACGATTTAATGATTTTGATTGGGGACTTACAAAAAAAAGATTTCTACGATAAGTTAAAAGAGAGGTGTAAAAAAAATTCTGAAAATGGAGATGATTACATTTTGAGTCGACAACAGATTGTTGACATCATATTAGAATTAAAAATACCCGAACTTAATAATGTTGTAGACCCACAAAACCTTATTGATGGTGTGATACAAAAAACCAAATGGGGAGAAATTAATTTAAATTAAACTCAAAAAAATTTTATAATTAAAAAAAAAGTTTTATCTTTGTATTCTAATAACAAAACAATATATGGAATACACATCAGAACTAATCAAAAAATTTGCCCCTTCGGCATTCGCAACTTCCCCATCTCCAAAAATGACAAACAAATATACCTTTGTTCCTACGGATCAGGTTATTGAGTTTTTTGATCGTGAAGGATGGAAAGTTTCATCAGTAAAACAAACTGGTAAAGGTATACATGGTCTTCACGAGATCAAGTTTCGAAACAGTGAATTACCAAAAGTAGGAGACACTTTGGTTGAGGCCATAATCCGTAATTCACACAACGGCACATCGGCTTTCTCCATGAGTGCAGGACTTTTTCGTTTGGTATGTTCTAACGGACTTACAGTACCAACCGCAGTTGCTGAAAAATTTACAATGAGACACAATCATTTTGGTCTTGATGATGTTAAAGAGTTGGCTGACAATTTTTCAAAAAAACTACCTTTAATTGAAACATCAGTCGGAAGTATGATGGCTCGTGAGTTAAACACAGATGAAAAAATTGATTTTGTTCGCAAATCTGCACAAATCCGTTTTGGAGTTGAAAAAACTTTGAACGATTTGGAAATCATGAACTTGTTAACCCCGAACCGAAAAGACGATGAAGGAGACGACATGTGGAGAATCTTTAACGTAGTACAAGAAAAATTTGTAAGAGGAGGAGCACAGGTGATGAACAACAAAGGACGAGTTGTTAAAATGAGAAAAATTGATAACATACTTTCTCAAAACACAATCAATACGAAACTTTGGCAATTAGCGGAAGAAATGATTTAATTAATAAAAAGTGGTGACTTTGTTACCACTTTTTTTATATTGTAAGTATGGAAGAAAAATTATTATTTAGTAAAGAATCAAATTTTTTGGATATTTTGGAAAAAACGCAAAATAAAATATATTGTTCTGTGTATCTTTCATCACAATATTCCTTAACTCCCGAATTATTAATGTCAAAAAACTATCAAGTTGAGTATTTAGATTCTGTTGAGATTAATGGAAAAATATATCACAAACAGGGTATTTTTAAAAACAAATCCAATATTTATTTATATCTTGCTAAAAGCAAAGTTTCACTATCATCTTATGAAATAAAAGTTTTTTATGAATCAGAAAAAATGAGTGAAGCTTTATTCTTCATTAAAAATTTAAATAAACTAAAAGAAAATGGAAATTAGTAGTATCGATCTCAATGAAAAGATCAAAAACAATGAAAAATTAATCGTTGAATTTTGGGCTCCTTGGTGTGGTCCTTGTCAAATGATGAAACCGGTGTTTGAAGGAGTTGCATCAACCAACGAATCCAATGTACAAATGTATACGATGAATATCGATAATAACAGAGAAGTTGCAATGTCATTAGGCATAAGAAACATCCCAACTGTAAAAATGTTTAACATGGGTCAAATTGTTGAAACAAGAGTAGGAGTTTTAAATGAATCCCAAATAAAAGAACTTGTAACCGAATTAGTAAATGGATAAAATAGTAGTACTTTATACGATGAAATCTTGCCCATTTTGTCATATTTTAAAAGAAATGTTAGAAAAAGAAAATCTACCCTTCATCGATAGAGATATTGACGAATATCCTGAAGAATATGATTTATTTACAAAGGCAACTGGTAATGAATATGTACCTTCATTTATGACAATTGAATCACCCGAAACCTCCCCAATATCAAAATTATTTGCACCTGAAAGAGATTTTGACGAAATTACCGATGGATTACAAATAATAAAAGAATTTTATGAAAAATCCCCTAAATAAAAGGGGATTTTTAATTTAGAATATTATTACATCTTTTAATCTATCTTGAACCAAATAAGGTTTTTCAAAATTCTGAAACAATATGTCTTCGTAGAATTCAAAATTATCGAACCTTTTATTAAACTCAACCAAGTCGAAATCAAAAACATCAAGAATTAAATTTTTGATTACCTGTGTTTCGTAAATTGATTTACACCCAATTTCTAAATCATATTCCTCATCCAAATTTTTCAAACGCATTGTCATTTCTTTGATACCTACTGTTGATGATATTTGATTTAGAATATAATGGTAGTAGTAATAAATTGATCTACCACAATCTAAACTATAACCGAATGGAAATTCAGATCTGACCGATACAAAGTTTTCATCATTATTACTTTCAACATAAACATCTTTGTGTACTTGTAGTTTTATAAATTTTTTTTCTGAAATTTCTTGATCATATTTTATTACATCAACAATATTGAAAGTTTTGTTTTCATATATCGCCAAATGATCATCGAACCATTTAGAAAACTCATCTTGTATTTCAGTTAAATCTAAAATTGTTTTGGAAGTGGTTACGCCATTAACTAAAAAAAAAGGACCACAGTCGGTAACCTCAATTATAGTTTTTTCTTTTTTGTCGATTTTGGAAAGGATATAATCTGCAAATAAATTTACAGTTGTGTTTTTTGTGTCTCTTATTAATTTTCTCATTATTGATTTTTAAAAAAAATAATAAATTAAAAAAAAACTATAAACACTTTTTCAAATGTATTCTGATATATAATCATTTATTATGTTTTTGATATTCGAAGATGAAATTTCATCATCTAACTCAAGTTGCTCAATGCATCCATGATAAGTCATCTCTCTAAGCATATCATCGGGACCATAAGTGTCAAAAATATTAATTTTATAATTTGAAAAACACTCAAAAAAGTTTCTTAAAAAATTATTGAAATCAACAAATTTTAAATATCCCCCATTATATATTTTTGGATAAAATATCTCACTTAGTGAGTTTAAAACTGTTTTTTTCCAATTATCATATATGTTTTTTTTATAAGAAAAATTATATAAAGACAATAAATTTTCACGAAGACCCTCAAATGTATCTGTGTATAAAACGGACAAAAACAAATGGTCAGTTCTTAATATCTCATCAATATTATTTCTAATATTGAAAGTACCGTTTTCAAAATAATTTTCAACTGAACCTTGATTAAACTCAAAATCACCCAAATCTAAATTTATTGACCCAAAATTTTCTAAAATAAAATTTTTTAAATATCTTTTATTTTCTGGTGTAAATTGTTTCAATATATCATAGTAAAAATCAATTTCAGATTCGGAAACATAATCCAAGTTTTCCATTTTTTGAAATTTAGGGTAGTCATTTTCAGAAAAAAACGCGTCAAGGTTCCTAAAGTTGTAAAATTGAAAGTAGTATTTATCATCTACAACATTTACCATGGGAATTTTGGATAAAAAATAATTGGGACCAACTTCATCAAGTATTACTAAACAAATCTCATTAAATTTATATTCATCAATACCGTAAAAACAATGATCCCAAATCTGATCTAAATCCAACTTATGAACCATTTTTTTTGGTTTCAAATATTTGAAAACAAAATTTGTAGTTGATCCAAATATTCTTAAAACTAAATCTGCATCGGTACCTCCATTGTTAAATAAAGTTATTAATCGAGACGCATTCATAGTCAGATGTAATCGTAAAACAATTCGTTAATATTTTTTGTTGTTCTACTCCAGTCAGGATATTCAGGAACTCTAAAATCAATACACTCAATCTCGTCGTTATTCATCATACCAACCATTAATTGAATAAACCCACCAAAGTATTCTAAATAAGAATCACTATAATAACCACCTTTATTATTTTCTAAAAACATATCAATTATGTTTTGAAAATTCCTGATTTTAATGTAACTATCATATCTAGTCACTTTAGACCCATCAGTTCTAGTAACCTCTCTTGGAACCTCACTAATTCTTCCTTCAAAGTATTCATCTAAACCACGATAAACTAAATCGTATACCTCATCTTCATATGCACTATTTTCTGCTTGCCAATATAAACTTCTTAAATTAGAACCTAACTCATCTAAATCATTTTTACATAACTCGTTAAACGCACCTTCATCATTGACTAAACCATTTAAGTCTTGAGCCCTTATTCTAAAATAACCTTCAGTTCCTTGTTCTTCAGAAAGTTCAGAAAAAAAGTCAGAGTCATAATCCTCTAAAGATAATTCTGTATCTCCGATTTCTTTAAAAATAATATCTTTAAGTGCTGTAATGTTTGCGTCATCCAGTTCCTCAACAACTTGATGATGGGTTACACTATTGTCAAAATACCAATCATGTCCCAAACCATCTTCACTTAAAACAAGTTTTGCAACATCTCTGGCATTTCCATCTCGTCTTCCACCACAAAAAAGAATTTCTAATTCTTCTCTATCTCTTAAATGAAGATAAAAACCGTCTGGTCTAATAACTACATCAGTAATAAGATTATGTGTAATAAACCATATTGTGTTTTTATAGTTGTTTTCTAAACCATAAAGTAAAAAGTGATTTTTAAATTGATCTGGCATGTCATCATAATCCACGTCTGATAACATATTATTTTCTACAAAAAAAGAAAAAAGATTGTCATCATAAGAATCACCAGGTATTTGATCGATATCGATTTCTTGTAATAAATTTTTACTTTTTATAAATTTCAAAAAACTTAAAATATTATTTCTAAAAATTTTACTTATAAAGTCCCAATCACCATTGTTGAAATATTCTATTATAGTTTTAACAGTCATACTTATAAATATAAAAAAAGGTGGAAAACAATTCCCACCTCAGTTAAGATCAATAAACCAACAACAATTATTTGTTTTTATAATATTTTTCAACAATCTTTTTGATATTTTCGTTAACAGTTTTTACTTTAGATTGTTGTTGAGTTTTAACTTCTTGTTGAGGTGTTTGAGCTTGATTGGCTTTATTTTTACATCCGCATCCCATGATTTATGTTTATTATTGTTTATTTTATATATAATAAATATAACCTCAAATTTTATTTGTAAAGTATCAAATATTTATAAATGTGAAAAAAATAGTACTTACTGAAAAAAATTTAATTAGTTTAATAAATTTAATAATTGAGAATGTCAATCAAGAACAAGAAGTAATTGAGTTGTCATCAGAACAATTTTTGAATCTTTTAAAACGAGTCAATTACAACTACCAAGGATTAAAAAACATTGCTCAGTTCAAAAATAAAAGATTTAAAATTACTGAAGCATTAAATTTAACAGGTCTCCCTATAAAAACTTTATATGATATAGAGGTTGATGGACCACTAATTTTGAAAAGATCTAAAATTGAAAAAATTTATAATGTTGTAGTTGGTGGTTCATTAGATATTTCTGACACGAAAATTTCCGAAATTCCTCAAGTCCATACAAATAGATTAATTTATCATGGTAGTACACTTGCCGAAATAGAAAGAAAAAGAAAATTACAAATCAAATTTGACGAACAAGAAGAAAGAAGAGAAGAAAATGAATGGGATGAAGAAAACACTGATGAAGAATCTGAAATGGCACATGCCGTTTTTGAATTTGCCGTTAATAGTGGACATGTTGGTAAAATTGATACTGAAACAGTAAAGGCATTAAAACAAAATATAGAATCATTAGTTGAAAAACAAATTGAGTTAGACAAAAAACAAGATTCTTTAGACACAAACGACGATGAATGGAATTCAAAATGGGATGAAATTCAAGAAAAAATTGATGAAATAGAAAATGAAATAAAAGATTTAGAATCTGAGTTAGATGATGAAACAACCGATAAAGTTGATGTCTATAATTTTTATCCTGAGGGTAGAAGTCATTATGATATGAAAGTTTATCTTTCTCTTGATAATGGATTTGAATATGTGGTGTCAACATATAGTAACGCGATGTCATCGTTAGAAGATTATTACCAAGAATGGGTTGACAACCCAACAGATTATCTTTCGAGTGAATTTCTTGAGGGTTATGTGGATGGTGATCAAGTTGCAGAATATTTAGAAGATTCATTCAGAGATAGTGTCTACGATTCTCCTGAATCTTATGATGTGACCCGTTTTTTAAGTAAAGATCAAGAAACCGAAATATGGTTACTTGAAATGGAAAAGTGGGTTTATGAGAATGAAGGATTAAGAGTCCCAATAATGTACCCAACAAAAGAAATAGACGGAAAAGTTTTTGATTTTGAAGATTCAGAAGGTAACAGATTTCAATATGTAAACACAAGTACAAATCCAAATACTTCAAATTGGGTTTTATATAAAGAAGGGCAAGTTATACCTCCTCACCAAATATATGATGATGAAAATACTGAAGAACACAATGAAGAACGTGAAAGTAGAATATCGGATATTGATTATGAAATAGAGGAAATTAAAGATAATCCAGATGGGGATTTAGATGATGAATCTGTAGAATCTGTTGTGGAAGATATGAAATATGACGCAGAAAGAAACCCAATGAGTTATGTAAATGATTATGGATTAGATAGTGTATACTTCATAGATACAACACGAATACTTAATGATTTGATTGATAATTCATCATTTGAAGTTTTAGCATACTACGATGGAAATTACGATGAGATCAATATTAATGGAACCGATTATGTGGTTTTTAGAATCGATTGATGTTTACTAGAACAACAAAATGTCATATTATTTTAATTAATGGCAAAAAAGAAAAAAATAGAGTTTCTTATGGATACCGATTGGATGTTTGAAAAACCAATTGATAGAGAACATAAAGAATATAAATTATTATCTTATTTTCAAAAAATGGGAGAAAAGTTAGACAAACTAGAACTTTATCCAGGATTTATTGAATTGTCACTACACCTCATCAACTTACAAACTTTAATAAAAGATAGAAAGTTAATTTACACAAACAAAAGTTTTAATTCAATTGACGACGAATTATTGGTAAGAGATCTTAAATTAAGAGAAATACCACAAATGTCAGAACAAGAATACAAAGAATTCTTATCTATATTAACTTATTCCACCCCTAGAGTTTTTGAGTATTTTAATATCGCTAAATCAGTTTGGACTGCAGTTTATGACTCAGTGGATTTGGTCCTCAAAAAAAATAAAAAAAACACAAATTCATCAAAAGGATATTTTTATTTCACCAAAAAATCTGACAACAAAATTTTTGTATGGGAATATGAAATAAAACCCGCATCTAAAAAATCGCCTGAATTTAAAACAAACGTTACGTTGATTTACAACGATGATGTAAAAAATTTGACATTAGCCAAAATAATTTCTAACTTTTCTAATTGGGAAGATAAAAGAACATTACCAGTATTTCAAATGGACAGTAAAGGGGATTTTCCAATAGAAGAAACACTATTACCTTTATTTAAGAGAAGATTAATTTCTTTCATCAACCACAATAAATTAAACACTGAGTTTCAAAGGTTGGTAGAAAAAAAAGAAGATTAGAAAATGGGATTCAACAAAAGGTTTCTTAAAAAAGAGAATATATTAAAAAACTTACACCACATTATGATCTATCTTGATGCTGATGCTATAATTTGTACTGACGAATTCTCAAAGAAAGTTTATCAAGAATTTCAAAATAACCCTAATGAAAAAGATATTATAGATTTTATAAACAAAACAAAATGAAAAAAGAAACAACTATAGAAGTAAATTTAGGCGTGGGGTTAAATATGATTTTTCCATCACCCACAAATATCATATTATCAAGTGATGAAAACATTGAAATTGAGTATGAAAATTATTTAAAATTTGTAAAAACACTTAAAGAACCTGATTACAATTATTTGGTGGAAGATATAAATAATAACACTTTAAGAGAAATGACATTTGACGAGTTTGTATTGACTCACTATCAAGATAATAATTCAAATATTGATTAAAAATGAAAGTTAAATTAGAATACGTTTGGTTGGATGGATACAAACCTGAACCAAATTTGAGAAGCAAAGTAAAAATAGTTGAATACGAGAAAGTTAAAAATGCATTTTTGGATGGAAAATTCCCCATATGGAATTTTGACGGATCATCAACTCTCCAAGCTGAAACAGGTAACTCAGATAGATTATTAAAACCTATAAGACATTATGTTGCTGATGTTACTTCCACAGTTTATGTTTTATGTGAGGTATTAAATCCTGATGGAACTCCACACGAATCAAACAAAAGATCACAAATTAGTCAAGGATATGAAGATCTTTGGTTTGGGTTTGAACAAGAATATTTCATTCGTGAAGAAATTAATGGAAACATATTGGGACACAAAAGAAATATTTTAAAAGGACAGGGTGAATATTATTGTGGTGTTGGACATAACGTGGTAGGTCGTTCATTTGTTGATGAACATTTAAACATGTGTTTGAATTATGGAATTGATATTACCGGTATAAACGCGGAGGTTGCACTTGGTCAGTGGGAGTATCAAGTTTTCTCTCAAGGAAAACACAAAGGTGGAGATGATCTTTGGATGACAAGATACTTCTTACTTAAAATTGCAGAAAAATACGGATACCATATCGAACTTCACCCAAAACCATTAACACACGGAGAGTGGAATGGATCAGGACTCCACACGAATTTTTCAACTGATAAGATGAGAAATGAAGGGAATGAAGAATATTTTATGGCTTTATTTAACGCATTTGAGGCTAGACATGATGATCACATCAAGGCATATGGGTCTAACAATAACCTTCGTTTGACTGGACAATACGAAACTCAATCAATCGATAAATTCAGTTGGGGTGTTTCTGACCGAGGAGCGTCAATTCGAGTACCTCAAGACACCGCTAAAGAATGGAAGGGGTATATTGAGGATCGAAGACCGGGATCAAATGCCGACCCATATAAAATCATTCGTGAGATTGTTAACTCATTGGAAACTACTCATCAAATCTATGAAATGAAAAATATGATGAACACATATGTTGATGTAAAACCATTGGAAGGAAAATATGGGACAAAATCAAACGATGAGTTATTAAGCGAATATAGAGAAGAAGAGGCGGAATAATGGAACAAGTTAATCACCCACAACATTACGGAGGAGAAGAAAATATTTATGAGGCAATCAAAGTGATTGATGCTTGGGATTTAGGGTTTAGTTTAGGTAATACAGTAAAATATATTAGTCGTGCAGGAAAAAAAGGAAAAGATAAAGAACTCGAGGACCTCAGAAAGGCGTTATGGTACCTCCAACACCACATCGAAACGCTCGAAAACAGGATTTGATCGAGAGATTACAGTTTTAGACGCACTTACAACGCCAAACGAGTTGATGAGAGAAACTCTTATTAATTTTATGTGGGGGTTTCTTGGAAATTCAATTGTGGTGTTTGTCGCTAAAGAACTGGACTTTCTAGTTTTAATTAACTATATCGTCTACTACATCCTAATTTCTTATATTGTGAACAGAAAAAAATACGAAACCATGTTAGGAAAATTTATTGTGCTTCCTGGCTCGGCAGCGGCAGGTGCTTATACAGGATATAAAGTTGCACAAATGTTAACAGAACTATTATGAAAGAAAACTGGAATCCAAACGATCATCAAGGTAAATCAAGATTTAGTTTAGAAACAAGTTACAGGATTTTATTTGTTTGTATCATGATTGCATCAATAGTTTGTACATGGGGATTGATTATCGAATTAATTAAAATTATATTTTAACTATGATAGAAACAGGAAAAATTATAAATGGTGATTGTATTGAGGTAATGAAAACATTACCTGAAGGATCAATTGATTTAGTGGTTACAAGTTGTCCTTATGGTGTTGGTATTGCATATGATGTACATGAGGATGATGTTGAGTTTGAAGACTATAAAGTATTTAGTCGTAACTGGTTGACAGAAACATATAGAGTGTTGAAGGATGACGGAAGAATTGCTCTTAACATTCCTTATGAGATCAATCGTCAAAAAAAAGGTGGTCGTATCTTTTTTGTTTCAGAGATGTGGCAAATTATGAAAGAGATTGGTTATGGGTTCTTTGGTATTGTTGATTTAGAAGAACAATCACCACATAGAAGTAAAACAACAGCTTGGGGTTCTTGGATGAGCCCATCATCACCTTATATTTATAACCCAAAGGAGTGTGTAATATTAGCATACAAAAACAAACACATTAAAAAAGTAAAAGGACAACCTGAGTGGACAGGTGAATTAACAGAAATTGAAAATGAGGATGGAACAAAAAGAAACAAAATCGTCTACGATGAAAACGATAAGAAAGAGTTCATGGAACTTGTCTTTGGTCAGTGGAATTATTTTGCTGACACTAAATCTCTCACTAAGGCAACCTTCTCAATGGACATCCCGACCAAAGCGATCAAAATTTTATCATATAAGAACGATATAATTTTAGATCCCTTTTGTGGTAGTGGAACATCAATGGTTGCGGCTCAGATATTAGGTCGTAAATGGTTAGGTATTGAACTATCTCAAAACTATTGTGAAATTGCTCGGGGTAGAGTTGCCTCTTTCATCTTGGATTCAACTCAAAAAGGTTTAGTACTTAATTAGAACTTCGTCCCCTTCACTTAGGTTATATTTTTTACAATCACCAGATGGTAATTCTAAAACTAAATTACCATCTCCTTCGAATCGAGGACAGTCATTACTATCCGATTCATTACAAGGTTTACAATCATGGTGTATTTTTGATATTCGATTGTTTTTTATAAAAATAATATCCAAAGGAGTGATACAATTTTTCATCCAAAAATTGTGAGTACCCTCACCCATCATAAAAAGTAAACCATCAAAATTGTGATTAAACTTTTTACCCATCATTCCCGAATTAATATCTTTTTGTGAAATCAAACATTTCACGTTATAAAAGTTATCGTTTATCATTACTCTCATATTTATAAATATATCATGAAAACATTTAAAAGATCTTCGGGTGTTCTTGTAAAAAAAGGTAATCAAGTTTTACTATGTAAAAGGGCGCCAAATCAAAATTTTGAAAGGAAATGGTCAATTCCTATGGGAGGTATTGAAGGAGATGAAACCCCAATAAATGCCGCTCATAGAGAATTTTTTGAAGAAACAAATTTAAAAATAGATGATGATTTGAAACTAGTCGGATTCATCAACAAATATATAAAAGAATCAAAAACTAAAAGAGGTATTGTTTACGTTTATCTTTTAGAAAGTGATGACGATGAATTCTTACCTGATTTAGAAAACGCTAAAGATGGGCATGAACATACAGAATGTAAGTATTTTGACAAAAATGAAATGCCTTTGGATGAAAAAAATGAAGATTTAATTAAAATTATTGAAAAAATATTGAAATAATTTTTGTATCTTTGTTTTATGAGAACAATATCCTTAAACATTGTGGTTAATTCACACTTGAGTGACTCCTTGATTGAAGTCACTTTTAATCCTGAACTCGCTAAAGACAGAATCAGATTTGTTAAAATATTAATAAATCGTTATCCTAACCTTGATCAAAGAATTAGTGAAGAAACCCTTAACAAAATTTGGGAAGAAGAAATTGGTTTCTAATTTGTAAAAAATGTTCATAAATAGTTTTTTATTTCAGAATTTTCAATTACCTTTGTTATATGAATAAGACAGGATACAAGATAAAAATAATGAATGAAAAGTTCGGAGATTTGATCAACGAAACATTTGTTGATCAAACACAGTTTAAGTTATTTTTGAAGATGGTGCACGCAAGTGTTGAACTTAAAGAAGATTTGACTTTTTTCAACGGGGAAACTTTCTATGTTCACATACCCTATAAAGTTTTGAGTGATTCTGTAATTGTTACAAAAGTTTTAGAACTCAATTTGAATGAACAAGTTAGAAGTAAAATCGAAGCTCTTGTTACAGTTTAGTTTCTTTGTTTGAGTTAAAAACAAAGTGGTGGAGTCGATCCATTTTGGACGACCTTATAGAAAAGGTGAATCAGTTCACCTTTTTTAATTTAAGATATTTATAATAGTATGAAAAAAGTTGTTATATCACAAAATCAAGCAAGTTTCATTTCCAAAGTTTTTTTAAATGAGGCATTAGGGGTACCACAATCTATTTTAGATTCGGGTGAAAAATTATATGATCAGATTTTAACCAATTTGAAATCTATTACGGAAAAAGAAGAAGAGTATGAATTTACAGGTAACCTTGACTTTGAGATTGGAGATAAAAAAAAGAAAAAAATAACTTCATACGAATTGACAGTCAGGACAGAAACATTTGAAAATTACAATGAAAAACCTCAAGTAATCTCAATGGCAGTTGGAACGAATTTTGCATTCGACAGAACATTACTTAAAAAAGTAACAGAACCATCTACCGAGTTACACATGTCAATTACCTTTGCAGTTTCAGAAGATTGGGAACCAAACGAGTTATATGAATTTTTTCAAAATCATAAAGTCGAACAAACGGCATCTTTAGCACACGAAATAAAACATATGTATGACAAACAAGTTAGACCAACAGCTATGGTTGGTCATGACGCAGAATATCAAGCAACACAACACAAAGATAGTTTCGGAATACCAATAATTGATCATGAATTTTTTAGAAACATGTATTTTGTTGCTGTTGCAGAAAACTTAGTAAGAACAACGGAAATTGCATCACAAATGAAATCATTGAATGTAACAAAGAAAAATTTTGAAAATTTTCTAAAAAATGAAAGAACCTACAAAGAATTGGTAGGAATCAAAAATTTTACTTTTGATTATTTTATTTCGGAACTAAAAAACCAAATGAATAGAGTAGACGCTTTATTAGATTACATCGGAGAAAATCCAAATAAAATGACAGAAGACGAAAAAATCAAATCGGTTTTGGAAGTTGTATATATTTCAATCGTTAACAATAGGTTAAAATTTTTTATGGATATGACATCTAGACCTGCCGATAATTTTTTAAGATTCGGACAACAATTAGGGGCTTTACCTAGTTTTATGGGAAAAGATGTCACCCAATTAGAAAAAGTTGACGAAGTAAGAGAAAATTTTTTAAAATTTACCACAAGATTTCAAAAAGATCCGATCAAATTTTTTCAGTATGAATGTAAAAAATTTAATTTTGTTGCAGACAAACTTATTAGAAAAATAATTAAACTTTACGACATGGCAAATGACGATGAGACCCAAGTTACGGAATCAATTCAAAATTGGGATCTCCACCAAAAACTTATGGAAAAAAAATATGGTAAAAGAAAAATACACACAAAATATCTTTATAAATAAAATAACAGTTTTTTTATTTTTATTACTTTTTACATCAGTAACTCCATCAACGAAAGAATACAAAGGAATTGCTTCTTACTATGGAAAAACTTGGACTGGTAGATTAACTTCTTCGGGAGAAAAATTTTATGCCGACAGTTTAACTGCCGCACATAAAACATTCAAATTTGGCACAATTTTGAAAGTAACAAATACAATAAATGATTCTGTTAGATATGTAAAAGTTAATGATAGATTACCTAAAAGTTCTAAATTTATTATTGATCTTAGTTATGGAACTGCAAAACAACTTAACTTTCTTAAACGAGGAGTAATCCCTGTTGTTTTAGTTCCTGTCGACACCGTAAAAATCATAAAATAATTTTCCCAACCCAATTTAATTTCCTATCTTTGTTTCATGTGGACAACTAAAGAAACAAAAAGAGAATATCGTGGGGTAACAATATGGAAGTTTGAAGGATCAAAAGTTAAAGACTCCTTCAGACGTGGAGACCCACGCACATTTCAAAAAGACGATAAGAGGTTTACAAAATGGCATTCTTATCAGGTTGAGCTATTTGGTATTAAATACGAATCAGAATTGTTAAGAGACGTAAAAAAGTATATTGATTCAATCTTTGATAAAATATGAAAAAACCTTGTAAGGAATGTCCACATGTAATTCGTAATCGTCATAATGATATGATTGTAGAGTTCGGTAAGAGAAGTGGAAAGAAACACAACTGTCACATGACAGAAGGGGTAAAAGATTTATGGAATGTTACAGATAAAAAATTAGAATGTTATGGATCAAGAAATGAAAAAGTTTAGATTACCAAGAAAAACAAAAAAGAAACTAGAAAAAGATTTTTACACTTATCCAAAAAGTGAACAAAACACTTATTTAGTTGCTTGGCCATCAAAATACGAGGAAGATTATATTGCATATAAAAAAGGATTGTTAAGAGGTTTAAAAGAAGAATCAAAAAAAAGATTAAAAGATGAAAGATAGAGAGATGATTTACGGAGTTTGTGATAAGACAGGATCTTGTGATTCTTATTTTGGTTTTTTTAAGACCAGAGAGGGTGCAGAACATGAAGTTGAAATCCAAGCCAAAAGACTCAAAGAAGATTTGGGTATGATGGATATTGAAATAAAATCAGATAGGGCAATTTCTCAAGGTAAGTTAGTTATTGTAATCCACCAATATGTTTTGAGATGATCAACCCAACAGGAAAAAAATTAGAGAAACTTTTATTTGGAATGTTTAACGACAGAGTTGAAAGTGATACTATTTCATACGAGAATGAGATTAAATCAAACATCAACACATCCCTTAGTAATTTACTAGAAAAACTTAATAACGAAGCATAATGAATGACTACCAACAAAGATTGATAAACGAAATGTTATCAAAATTATTAGAAGCTAGAAGTTATATTAATATTAGTATTGTATTAACAATATTATTTTTATTAGAGTTTGTTTTAGTTTTACTTGGTTATGGTAAGTTTGATTTTTTCTACTTCTCAATATTAATTGTTACCTTTGTTGGTAACACACATATGAATAGAAAACACAAAATCGCAATGAAAGAATATGAAAACACTATCTAGAATTATTTTATTACTACTATTATCTTTTTCATGTACGAAAAAAGAATATAGATACGAAATACACGGTAAAATATATGTACCTACTAGTGGATTAAGTGGTTTACATGATGCCGTTTGGTACGCTGACAGCATTGATTACAGTGGGGATACTTTATTTTACATAAACAGTAATGGTGCCCGAGTGAATATAAGACCACCATATAAGTTAATTGACCATAAAAAGAAAAAATGAAAACATATAAACAACTACCAATTCCTGAAGACACTGCTTGGGAAAGAAAAACATTATTCGGAATGTTACACTGGAGAATTAGAAATTTTCTAACCAGTTGTAATAACCTCATCAAATGGTTTCCTACTATTTGGTACGACAGAGATTGGGACGGTCACTTCATCTTAAAAATCTTACAAAAGAAAATAGAGTTCCAAAGAAAAGAACTTGTTAACGCCAACCGACACACAAGAATCGAATCGGACAATCGTGACATGACTTTAGCCCTTAATTTACTTGAAAGAGTAAAAGAAGAATATTACAGTTTGGAATGTATGGATTATTGGGATTCTGAAATAGTATTTGATGATGTCCCTGAAACCCCTGAACTTAAGTCTGTAGAGGTTAATACAACGGCAGAGAGATATGATGAATACTTAGCAAAATACCCATCTTCAGTTCGAGTGCTTACCAAAGAACACGGTGAAGAATTGGATAAAGAACGTTTATGCTTGATGGTATCTAACTATAACCACAAAAAGGCGAATAAACTTCTTTTTCGTATTTTAGAAGAAAGATTAGCCTATTGGTGGGATTAAAAATATTATTTATATTTTTGTAAAAATGAAAAAGGTAGAAACAAAATTTGGAACTTATATTGATATGGAAACAAAAAGCAACACAGAATTAACCAGTGATAAAATCAAGGTATTCGTAGAAAGATTGAAAAAGATTGGTATTGAAGTTAAACTTCAGGGTAACTTTCCTTGGGTTTATCTTGATGAAATCTGTGGTATCAAAGTAAAAGAAAAGTTTGCAGGTAATCACGGGTTTACTATAATCTTTCTTCCTGGTAGAATCGACTCACCACCATCTGATTTTACAGATATTGGGGAGACATTCAAACTAATACGAAAGTATAGTAGAGAAGCAAAACTTGTTGAGTTAATGAGAATGGACGAAAAAGACGGAATGTATGACACTGAATGAATTAAGGGTGGGTAGTGTAGTGACCCACCCACTTTTTGGTACACCAACAAAGGTTAGGTCAATCGCCTTCAACGGACTTTATATAGGAACTCCAAATGGTGGCCCAATTCATATTGACGACTTCAAACCTGTTGAGATAACAGATAAGGTATTGGAGTTATTAAAGTTTATTAGAATGGTGGAAACGGCCCCTGGTATTGGTGAGTTTGATTGGTGGGAAACCGACGATCTGTCACTGACACATATACACGAAGGTCTGTATGGTGTTGATGGGTTAAGTGGTATTAAACCGATGAGATATGTTCATCAGTTACAAAATGCATATTTTGTTGTAACAGGAAATGAATTAGATACAGAAGAATTATTATATTTGTAAAAATGGAAAAAGAAAAACAAAAATACAGAATCTATTTAGATGATGTTCGTACACCAGTTGATAAAGATTGGATTGTTGTTCGTTCTTACGATGAGTTCGTTCAAAAGATCAACGCAATTGGTTTGGAGAACATTGAACTCATCTCTTTAGATCACGACTTGGGTGATAGTGCAATGAGAGAATGGCATTACGGTGTTGTAAAAAACTACACTATTAACTACGATAACATTACCGAAAAAACTGGTATGGATTGTACTAAATGGTTAGTGAATCAATGGTTAGATGGTAAACCTGTTGTTGAAGTTGTGGTTCATTCTGCAAATGCGGTTGGAAGTGGGAACATGATGGGTTACATTAACAATTACCTACACTTAAATAGAATGGAACAAAATTGCGTAAGAGTTAAAATTGAACACACAGTATAGATTATGGAATTAGAAAAATTTGAACAAGCAAAAAAAGTAAAAGAAGATCTTGATAGATTAGAAAGACAAAAACGAAAATTGGAATACGCTCTTGGATCTTGTAGGTTGGGGGTAACTATTAGTTTTACACAGGGGCCGTTTAATAGAAAAGATGAGGTTTCTATTAATAGTATTAGTATTATTAAAGAAATGATAACCAAAGAACTTGAAAGAGTGGCGGAAGAAATTGAGTTAATTAAAAAAGAATTTGAAAAAATATAGAAAATGGAAAATTTAAATAGTGTATGTTATGTTGGTGTGATTGGTGAAATCCGACCAATAGAAGGGGCAGATAACATAGAACTTGCAATGGTTGGTGGTTGGCAAGCAATCACCAAAAAAGGCGAATACCAAGTTGGTAATAAGGTTGTTGTTGCAACCACTGATGCTGTGATCCCACAAGCGTTATCTGACCTTATGGGGGTGACTGGTTACCTTCGTAAAGGTCAACGAGTTAGAACAGTAAAACTTCGTGGAGTTTACTCTGAATGTTTGTTAATACCGTTCAAGTACTTAGCACCAAAATCTTTAGAGAACAATGTTGAGGAAGGTCACGACATGATGGGTATTTTAGGTGTTACCAAATACGAACCACCAGTCAAAATGGTTGAGATGAGTGTTGGAGGTAGAAAAATCAAATACCACCAAAACCCTAACTTCCATGTTTACTACAAGTTTCCTAACTTGAAGAATGTACCTGAGTTGTTCACCGAAGAAGATGTTGTTACAATCACTCGTAAACTTCACGGAACAAATGCTCGTTACGGTATCGTTAAAAAGAAAAAACTTTCTTTGTTGGATCGTGTTAGAAAGTTCTTTGGAAACAAGTGGGTTGAGTTTGAATATGTTTATGGATCCCATAATGTTGAGAAAGGTTCTGACTCTCAAGGTTTTTACTCTACCGATGTTTGGAGAACTGTTGCGGATGAATACAAGATCAAAGAAAAGTTGTGGGATTATGTGAAAACTTACTTCATTCCTCAACATTTAGGTAGTGGTGTTGTGATCTATGGTGAGATCTACGGACACGGGATCCAAAAAAACTATGAATATGGTTTACAGGATATTAAGTTTGCAGGTTTCGATGTTGAAATCAATGGTGAATACAAAGATTTTAGTGTTGAACGAGGGATATTTAACACCTTAGATTTACCAACCGTTGAAGTTTTGTATAAAGGTAATTGGTCTAAAGAAGAACAAGACAAACATGTTTTTGGAAACTTTATTGAAGGAACCAAAGTTCCACATGAAGGTATTGTTGTGAAGTCAATCACTGGTGATCGTCACAAAGTAGCAAAAGTTATCAATCCTGATTACTTAATCTACGGAGAGAAAAATAATGTTGGTGACTCCCATTGATGGAGTCACCTTTTTTACTTATCATTTAAAAAACAAAAAATGGCAGAAGAAAACGACCTGATATACGGAGTCTACGACAAAACAAGAGGTGTTGGAGGATGTGATGACTACTTTGGATACTTCAAAAAACATAAAGATGCTAAATCTGAAATGAAAACTCAGTTTGAACATCTAAAACAAAAAAACCCAAAAGAGACTTTGAAATTGTATAAGGACAGAGTCGTTAAAGTGAAAGATAAAACAGAAGATATATTGATAATTATTCATCCAATTTTAGTAAGATAATTTTATGGGACTTAAAAGATTAAAAAAAGAAAATGATTTTTTGAATTTGTCATTGATAGAAATAATTTCATCAATCGACCCAAGTAAAACTAAAAAATACACACAGTTTTTAGTTAAAATGATCAAAAAAGATATGAAAAGTAGATTAGGAACTCAAAAATATGATGAATTAAATCCTCATTGGGAAAAAGTTTCTTCCAAGTTTGACTGGGAAAAAAATCAAATGAAATCAATTATTACATTACAATTGTTGAAACATTTGTTTCCCTATGACGGAATAACAAATTTTGTTACTTTTTGTGAATTTTCAGAAAAAAAAATGATCGATGATAATGATATATCAAAGTACTCTACATGGGAAAAAATTCAATCTGAAAATTATTTTGCACAAAATAAAGAAGAATTAAAGAAATGTAAAAAGGATATAAAAATAATTTTGGACAATGAAGATTATTTGATTTTGAAACCATTAAGTCATTTGTCTTCAGTAAAGTATGGATATAACACAAAATGGTGTACAGCGGCTTTGAATGATCCTGATTATTTTTATAATCATTCTTATGATGGAATTCTTATTTATGTTATTGATAAAATTACAAACAAAAAATTTGCCTTCTATCGAAAAGGGATATTTAAAAATTCTGGATTACAAGTTTATAATTCTGAAGACGAAAGAATTGATTCCTATCAAACAGGAATACCAAGAGACGTTTTAGAAATTTTATTTAAAGAAACCGACCCAATTTACAACAAAAACAATTTCGAGTATTTCAATGACGACCAAAAAAAGAAAATTGCAAATTCTAGATTATTAGAAGAAATACCGGCACCTATTATACCAATCAATCGACATAATACTACGTTCAATTATGAGGATTTTTTGACACAATCAACCGATAATTTATTAGACGAGTTACCATGAAAAAAAAAGTTTTAGTTAGATTGGAAGATTCTATGATTTATAAAACACATATAGAAATTGATTTTACAAAAGTTAAAAATATCATGCCATTTCCAAATGATGTTTTTTTTGAAATCGATAATTTGAAAGTCGCCATCAAACGTGAAGAATGGGACAAAATACAAGAAGAAATGTTAAAAATTAATTAGTAATATGAAAGAAAATATAGAAGATATGATTATTGATTTGAAAAATTTGGATTCAATGGATCCTGAAATGATTATGAACGATTATTTAAATGAACCATATGACGACCGAATTGAATACACCAACAACGATAAATCCCAAAGTACCAATTCAACAACTCCAACATGTTGGGGAACGTTGCAAGACGAAGAATTTGTTCCGGCATTTAAATCAGTTGATAAAGTACCTGCTGGTATTTATGAGATAGTATGGAATAGATCACTTTCTCAACACACAATAAAAAAACAACCATTTAAAACAGATGAATTATATCAATTACCTTCTTACGAAATTCAAGACATTCTTAAAGACATCCAAAATTTTTGGGATCGTAGAGACAAATATCGAGAGTATAACTTTGTTCATAAGCGTGGGATTTTAATGTATGGCGAACCTGGTTGCGGTAAATCAGGAATAATACAGTTGATTTCAAAACAACTAATTGAAAACGACGGAATTATTCTTAACATCAAAGATCACGACGATGTTGAATATTTTATTGACTTCATTGCAACATTTAGAAAAATTGAACCAAATAGACCATTGATTGTTTTATTGGAAGATATTGATTCTATTGCCGGAGAAAGTAATCATTCTACAAGTAAACTATTGAACATCCTTGATGGTGTAAAACAAATTGAAGATGTTGTATATATTGCAACAACAAACTACCCTGAAAAATTACAAGAAAGAATTACAAACCGACCTTCTCGTTTTGATAGACGTTACAAAGTGGAACTTCCTAATGATGAAATTAGAGAAGCTTACATTCGTCACAAATTGAAAGAAGAAGATTTAGAAAATGTTGACATCTCTGAATGGGTTAGAAGAACCGAAGGAATGTCATTATCTCACTTGAAAGAAGTTGTAATATCAACTATTGTTATGGGTAGAGAATTCGAGGAAGTGATGGATAACCTTGAAGGATTGAAAAAAGCACCATCAATTAAAGGATCAGGAAAAGTAGGATTTAACAGATAAGATATGAAAAAAGGAATTTATTATTTACCGTTGTTTTTATTAATATTATTTATAATGGTTGGAACATTTTATTGTGGTGATTATTTAGGTTTCGCCATGTCAACATTATCTATGTTGTTGTTAGGTGAGGTTTATTATTTAAGATTTATAAAATGATTATAGAACACGAAGGAAAAATTTATGAAACAGTAATATCAAAACCAATAAAAGTTGGCGATTTATATTACGATTGTATGGTACACAAAGTGAGAGAATGTCAATCTTTCATTTGTTTTGATCCATGGTCGTTAAAATTAGAAGAAATCAAAAAAGAAAAAAAAATATTGACTGATGCTGTAGAATTGAAATAAAACACTATCTTTGTGGTGTAATCAATTAAACCCATCACAATTATGTCAACTTTAACTCTCGTTCAAAACTACCAAGGTTCTAACTCTTTCGTCCTTAAAATGAAAGATGTAATTTCTAAATATGGTAAACTTACCGTAGGTCAAGCATTAGCGGTTGAAAAAATCCTTAGTGCTCCTGTTGAAGTAAAAAAAGTTGAGTTGACTGAAGACATGAAAAAAATTCAGGCGTACGCTGGTGAGAACTCTTTTGTTAAAGAGATCCAGTCTAAACTTGAGAAGTATGGTAAGTTGTCAGACAAACAAGTATCAGCGGCAATTAACCAAATCCAAAAAGAAGAGAGCAAATCTCAAATCAAAAAAATGAATATCCCTGCGGAAGGAGACACCATCCAAGTTGGTCGTAAGATCGGTCAACAAATGAAAGATACCTACGGACTTCAGTTCAATCCTACAATCTTGGATATCACTAAAGTTTTAGGAATTTCACCTAAAGCTGTTAAGTTCGCAGGTAAGATGACCGTAAAGAGGGCTAAAGTTTGTGTATGTTGTGCTAAGACCTTGACCGACGAGTTTTCAATGTTGACTACAATGGGTAAGACATGCGCAAAACACATGGGTGTTGAATACATCAAAGACAAGAGTCAAACAGATCGTTTTCGTGAGGACTACCTTAAACGAGTAGAAGAGATCGGAGTTATGGAATTTTGGGTTCCTAAATCCCAACTTAAGAATTGGGAAGGTGAAACCAACTTCTTACTTGAGATTTTATAAATATTAACCCCAACTTTAATGTGGGGTTTTATATTTATATCATATGGATAGATTAATAGAAAGAGTTATTAAACAATATTTGTTAGAAACAAGAAAATTTCCCAAAAAAAAAGGAATGGAAGTTTATGACAGAATGATGTACAACATTGTGTCAACATACCATCAATGGTTCGATAGACATGGGGACAATAGCTATGATAAAAATTATGATATATTCTTTGAAAAAAATGTTTCTGACGATGATTATCGAGTTGGAGTTTCAGATTCAATTTTAATCCCTCTTATCAAAAAAGAAATTGGCAATATAATCGAAAGTTTCAAAATACATAATCCATGTAACAAAAGAATTATTTTCACCAAAAAAAGAAATGATAATCAAGATGAAGAATATTTTGATTTTATTGAATTCATAGTTCAAAAAGATGGTAATGAGTTAAAAATTGTTACCTCAGCATTTTCTGAAGATGGTAATTTTTTATTTTTTGGTGTTAGACCAAGAAGTAAAAAAGAAAATTTAAAAGAAAGTTCTTGTAAAAGTGGTGAAATAGTTGTGCAATTATAAAAAATACACTATCTTTGTAAAAGAATTGATTGTTATTGGTTCAATCATTAAAAAATACCAATCGTAGGGTGTCTGGCGTAATCCGACACAGGTTTAAATTCCGACCCCAAGGTAAAAATTATCCCCATCTTGATGGTGGGGATCTTATTTAAGAGCCCCCATTCCTATAGGATGGGTTTTTAGGACCGTTATCCGTTAGGGTAACAATTGAAAGGGGGAATTCGCTACTCCCCCTTTTTTTATTAATAAAAAATATCTATGATTAGATCATGATTGCAGGAATTGTATATATTATTCTTATTTTTATATTTGGTATATTTGGTAAACACAGAAAATTTTTAAAATGAAAACTATATTTTTAGATAATGATGGAGTGATTTGTCTCTCCAACAATTGGGGTGAGAGAGCAAAAAAATGGGCGAACTTTAAAAGAGATAACCCTGAAGTTGAATTTACAAGTAGACCTGTTCAGTGTAGATTTGACGACTTTGATGATAAGGCCGTCAAGGTATTAAACGAGATACTTGAACAAACTGGTGCTGAGATCGTTGTGAGTTCTGATTGGAGATTACATGCAACATTGGAAGAACTTGGTGAATACTACGAGAGTCAAGGGATTATCAAACGACCTATTGCAGTTACAGATCAATTCAAAGATCTATTCCCTAAGGAATGGAACGCGTTTAGATTTCGTGCTGAATTAGAATTAGAAAGAAGTATGGAGATAGGACATTGGATAGAGAATCATCCCGAGGTTACTCATTGGGTTGCGGTTGATGATTTGAATATGAGCCCTGAGTTTTTATCCAAATACTTCTCACATAGTGAAAACGAAGGTAAAAATCCCGGTTTATCTAATTTTGTACTAACACCAAGATCAAGAGAGGGCATCAAACAATCGGGAATTAAAGAAAAAATTATTAAATTTCTAACAAATGAGTAATAGGTTTAAAAATCTCAAAATTGGAGATAGAGTAAAAACTAAATTGTCTGGTATGGCAACTGTAGTGGAAATTGGTTGTTATGGCGGACACATGGTAAAATTGTTATGTGACAATCCAAGGTGGTTTTGCCCATATTTTTATGAAACTGAATTAGAATTAATATGATGACAAAAGAAGAGATGAATGATTACCTTGAATCAATAGGCGGACTTGAGAATGGTATGTTTTCGAACAAACCAAAAATTTTCACTTGTGATTTTTTTTATGTTGACGAAGGATGGTACGCATTAATAAAAAATTTGATTGATGATCTTTTACAATTAGGTTGGGATAAAAAAGTAACTCAAGTTAAGGAAAAGTTTGGAGGACTGAGGTTTTATATCTGTAATGGGTCAGATGAAATTTTCAAAAGAATTACAATTGCTGAAGAAGAAAGTTATAAAATTTGTGAAACTTGTGGACAAATTGGAACGTTAAGAACAAATATAGGTTGGTATTTAACACTATGCAACAAACATTATGATGAAAAATATAAAAAAACTATTTCATGATAGACCAGATCTTTTAGAAAATACAGAAGTCAAAAAATTGATAGAATACACGCAAGAACTTGAAGGACAAATTTTTGAAAGAAAAGTTGAAGATACTTATGATAAAGAACATATGTTAAAATCTATGATCTCAGATATTTTATTAAGTTGTAAAGAATACGATGAAAACAAGATACTCCAAGAAAGATATCCTGATTTATATAAAAAAATTGATGCGGATGATTTAGTAAAAAATTTAATGAACTATATTATAACTATGAACTCTAAAAATAATTTAAAAATATAAAAATGGAACAAAATGCAAAACAAAAAGTCAAACTAATCATGGTTGAAAATCAACCATATATTGTTTGTTCAGATAAGTTAAAAGTTGGTGACAAAGCACTCGTCACAGTTGGTGGTCAATTCCCTTCGGTTGTACTATGTGAAAACGAAATGGTCTTAAATTTGATAGTTGATTCGAAACTTTCACTAACAAATGCCTTTAAAGTTTTTATGGAACCTGACGCAATAAAATTCGAAAGTCAACAAATTGAAAAAATATTAGAAAACGACGGTTTGTTAGAGGTCGAGTATGACGGAAAAAATTATAAATATTCATTATGATGGAAATAGAAAAATATGTTCAAATGATAGGAATTCCTTTAGTTCTTATTGGCATATTGATTCATCTTATTTACAGACATTTTAAAAAAAGACCAAAATAAGACATGGAAAACTTTTCGGAAGATCAAATAAATGAAATGATTTCTGAAATCAAATCAAAAAAAAGACAAACCAAGTTTGTTTTGGTCATTTCAATTTCAATGTTGTTTTTTGAATTTTTCTTTCTTTTAATAAATAAATTTAAATTGGACTACATGTTTCTATTTGTAGTCCTTTTTCTTTTATTTCAAATTTACATGGGATTTATTAAATCATTAGAACAAAATGTAACAATTATATTTTTGGAAGATTTAAAAAAACATAAATTAACTAAAAAAAAATAATGGATGTTTTGGATCTTCATGGAATTAAACACGCCGACGTTCAAAAAGTTTTGGATTCTTTTCTTTTCGAAAACATGAAACACAACAAGAAAAAAGTAGAAATAATTACAGGATTGAGTGAACAAATGAAAATAATTGTGAAAAATGTTTTAGAAGATTATAGTTTTGATTTTGAACAGGATTTTATAAATCCAGGAAAAATTATAGTCCATCTTGTTTGAGTAAATTAACATAAAACATTTACAAGATTTAGTTTTTTTCTTAATTTTTTTTAAATAAAACATACAACATGGACAAAAGAATTATACACGAACAATTATTGAATGAACACAGGATGTTGATCAATAAAATTTCTGATATCAAATCACAATCTGTAGAATTGAATCCTCAACAGAAAAATGAAATTTCTAATTTGGAAAAAAAAGTAAAACTAATCGCTGAAAAATTATATAATTTATACAAATGAAAGTAGTAGTAACAGGTGGTGCAGGATTTATTGGATCCGCGTTTATAAATCATTTATTGGATAATTTTAAGTGTGATGTTCTTTGTGTGGATAAATTAACCTATGCCGGCGAAAGAAAAAATATAAAACATGATGTTTCTTTCTTACAAAAAGATATTTGTGATTTGACATCAGAAGACCTTGGTGAATTTGATTACATTGTACATTTTGCCGCTGAATCTCACGTAGATAATTCTATAAAAAATGGTTTACCATTCATCAGGACAAATGTAGAAGGGACATTCAACTTGCTGGAAATCTCAAGAAAAAACAAAAATTTAAAAAAATTTATTCATATTTCAACCGATGAGGTTTATGGTGACATGGCAGAGCTAGAAAAAGATTATCTTGCCAAAGAAACTGATCCTTTAAGCGGAAGTTCATATTACTCCGCAACAAAAGCCGCTTCTGACATGTTAGTACTTTCAGCGAATAGAACATATAATTTACCTTTTTTGATTACCAGAACTTGTAATAATTTTGGGGAACATCAGTTTGAGGAAAAATTTTTACCAACAGTTGCAAGGTCAATCAAAAATGGACAACCAATCCCTGTTTATGGTGATGGTAATCAAATTAGAGAATGGATGTATGTTTATGACAATGTAAAAATAATTTGTGAATTAATGTTTGATAATACTGTAAAAAATGAAATATATAATATCGGTACTGAATATAGATGTACTAATCTAGAAATAATTCAAAAAATAGGAAAAATTATGAACATGGAAGTGACTTATAAAAATGTTCAAGACCGATTAGGACATGACAAAAGATATGGTTTGGATTCTACAAAAACAAAGAAATATTTTAAAACGATAAAAAATGAAATCCCAAGATTTGTAACTCTTGATGATTTTCTACACAAAATGTATTCCTAAAAATGACTGGGTTATTGATAAAAAGAAATAACGAATGGGTTGTAAAATACGACAGAGGTCATGAGGTTTTATTTTACGAAATTTGTGAACAATCAAAAATATGGACCCAAAAAGAAAGCGTGTTAAAATTTTTACACGAAAATGTAGAAGTAGAATTCAACTTGATTGTTAGCGGTTCTTATGATCGAAATAAACAAGAACAAGTTAGGGAATTTTGCGCTAAAATAATACTAGTCGAACACAGTAGCATATGATAGATAACTATGAAATTTTAGAAAATGGACTTATAAAACAACTTGAATTTATATCTAAAATACAGGAATATAATTTTCAATATGTTGATGAAAGGTATAATAAATATGGTGAGAAAGGACCCCAAATGGCAGGATTAAGATTTGGATATCTATTAGGTATTTTGGGATTCACTCCCGAATCAATATTAGATGTTGGATTTGGTAATGGTGACTTTTTGAAAGTATGTAAACAAGGTGTTGACAAGTGTTATGGAAACGATATTTCTGAATATCCACTACCGAATGGTGTTGAATTTGTAAAAGATATTACTGAGAATTTTTATGACGTTATTTCTATGTTTGACGTTTTGGAACATTTTGAAGATATTTCTTTTGTAAAAAATCTTAAATGTAACTATATGTACATTAGTTTACCTTGGTGCCATAACTTTTCTGATGAATGGTTTGAAAACTGGAAACATAGAAGACCGGATGAACATTTATGGCATTTCAATCAAAAATCTATTGAAAAATTTTTTAATGAAATGGGATTTGATATGGTCGTTTATTCGGACATTGAAGACACAATAAGAAAACCAAGTGACGAACACCCAAACATATTAACTTGCATTTTCAAAAAAAGAAAATCGTAAATGAAATTTGGGTTCAAAATTTCAGGTTGTTTTGGAGATGTTTTATATTCTACACCCGTTCTTAAGTATTTGAGTAAATGTCATAACGATGTTTTAAATGTAGAAACAAATTACCCAGAAGTATTTGAAAATAATCCATATGTTGGTAAAGTATATAATCCTGAAGAAGGACAAATAATACCACACGATCAAATATTTTATGATTGTAATGGACACAATTTTGGTGATGTACAAAAACAAATCAGAAAAATGTATTTGACTGATTATTGGTCAACACATTTAGGTTTTATTCTTTCACCCGAGGAAAAAACTATAGAATATTTCCCACAAAAACTGGACATTGATTTACCAAACAAAAAATATATTGTTATTAATCCGTCAAAAACATGGGATTGTAGAACATGGTCTAAACAAAATTGGGAAGAACTTACTAACAAAATTATAGAGTTTGGTATTGACGTGGTTGTTGTTGGTAAAAATATTGTCTATAATGAAGACGACAAAAAAACTTCATTACAAGTTGAAAATTCAAATGTGATAAGTTTGGTGGATAAATTAAATTTATCCCAACTTTGGCATCTTTTAGAAAATAGTTCGATGGTTATAACAATGAATGCGGGATTATTACCTTTTGCTGGCACAACTGATTGTAAAATTTTACAACTAGGAGGCGCAATAAATCCTTATTACAGAACACCCTATAGAAAAGGTTCACAAGATTACAAACATAAATTCATAAGTGGTTCTTGTGATTTGTTTTGTCAATCAGACATGAAGTACAATGTTTTAGGTGATAAAAAAATAACAAGATGGAATGGATACAGATCGCCGGGTTGTTATGAAAATAAACCAACCTTTGAATGCCATCCATCGGTTAATGCCGTTTTCAATGGAGTTTTGGAATTTTTAAAATAAAACAAATGAAAAATTTAAATGATTTTAGGATTGTAAAATTTGTGTATCCATTCCCTTTGACAGAATTAGAAGAAATGTTGTGGGGAAAAATGACAATTGAGGAATCCAAGTGGGCAATACAATTAACTTTGAAAGGTATCAATGAAACTGGTGGTGATGAAAACAGTTGTTGGGACCTGTTGTTTCTTGATTCAAAACTACAAGAAAAAATAGAAACCATACTTGAAAAGTATTCGATACAATATAGTTTGGAATATCACAATGATAAAATTTTGAATTTTGACAAATATGAAAATTTTTTTAGTGATAAATTTTTAAAAAAGTTTAATGAATATTTGAAACAAAATTTGACAGTTGATGAAATTTTAGATAATATTTTGAAAGTTGGGGTGGAAAATATTTCAGTATTTGAAAAATATTTTTTAGACAATTTTAATATTTAAAAATTCGAAATAATATGGTAAAAAATGATGGACCTGAGATTGAATTGATGTTTTGTGTAATGGTTGGTATTTTTTTGGGAATTTTATTGATTAATTTGATGAAATAATTACCATGGGATTTGACAAAAAAATATTAGAGTTGAGTAGAACTATCTACCAAACCTCAATAATGGCACATAGTACAAAAAAAGACCCATCTCATCAAATTGAACAAATCAAAAATTTGATCAGAGAGTTTATAAGAGTCGAGGTAGTTCCATATGAATTGACTGATTCAGAAAAAATGAGTTTTATACTAAAAAATGAGATGAAAATTTGTGACGCAATATCTAAAGGACATAAAGCAACCGATCAAGATGAGTTTGCTGAAGTAAGAAAAAAAATGAAAAAATATAGACAAGATTTAAAATTAATATGAGCGAAGATAAAATACCTTACCCCTTAAAAAACTCACAACTTGGACCTGATGGGGCATTTGATGATCAGAATGGAAAAAAAGTTTGTATTGGATCAGATGGTTACTACGATGACGATGAAGATATGTCAATTTGGGATAATACTTTAAGAGACGGACTTGAAGAAATTGAAGTATTTGAGACAATTCAAAAAATAAGAAACTACTATAATGGTCACCACAATATTGATGGAAGACCACCCTCAAGAAAAGATTTTAATGATTACCTTGATTCGTTAGAAAAATAGTTTTATTTTTTCTTTATGACAGAAAAAGAACTATATCTTCTTGGGTTTGAAAAACATCACATGGAAGAAGACGATGATTATTATTACTACCTTGATGTAGTGAGTGGATTAGGATTTATAACCTGCACAAGTTTTCAGGCAAATGAGAACGGATGGTATGTGGAAATATTCAATACAGAACCATCAATTAGATTCACAAAGTTTGGCGAACTTCAAGGAATACTCAATCAACTAACAAGTGCAATCGTAAAATGATAAAACATTACCCCCAACCTAAAGAAAAATACCAACACTATAAAGGTGGTCAGTACGAAGTTATTTGTATGTGTAATCATACAGATACCAATGAACCACTTGTAATTTACAAATCACTTTCTTTTGGTTCACAATACGCAAGACCATTTTCTGAGTGGTACGATGAGGTCGAAACTAAAAAATGGGGAAATAAAGAATATTCAGTTTTAAGATTTGAAAAAATAGAAGAGTAATGAATACATTAGACAAACAATACCAAGAATTACTCCAAGACATATTGGATAATGGAGTAACAAAAAGTGATCGTACAGGGACTGGAACCAAATCTATTTTTGGTTATACAATCCGTCATAATATGAGTGAAGGATTTCCTGTGTTAACAACCAAGAAAATGGCGTGGAAGACGATGGTTACCGAATTGTTATGGTTCCTTCGTGGTGATACAAATATTAAATTCCTTGTTAATAACGGTTGTCACATTTGGGATGGTGATTCTTATAAAGCATATGAAAAGTGGTACGATGAGGTAGCAGTTCATTCTCCGTTTGGAGAGGTGCCAAGAATGACAAAGGAAAGCTTTATCAAAGCGATTGGGCTTGATGATGAGTTTGCTAAGAAGTGGGGTGATTTAGGGCCAGTATACGGTAAGCAATGGAGAAGATGGGGTAGAAAGAATGTGACTAATTACGACTTAAAGGATGTAAAAGGTTCCGACCAACATAAAGTAATACAGGCAATTGAAAATGGTGAAGATGTTACCAAGTATGGTGTTAAAATAGAATACCAAAACAATTCAATAGACCAAATCCAAAACCTAATCAACGACCTTAAAACAAATCCTGACTCAAGACGACTAATGGTTAACGCTTGGAATGTAGGTGAATTAGACCAAATGGTTTTACCACCTTGTCATTATGGATTTCAAGTTTATACAAGAGAGTTGAGTAGTGGTGAACGTAGAGATTGGGTCATCAAAAATAGAAGTCAACAAATGCCTAAGTTTTTTGATAGATTAGGATGGGAAGGTAATGTTGCTGAAGTTCTTGAAAATTTTAATGCCCCAACCAAAGCAATCTCTCTAATGTGGAATCAACGTTCAGTAGATACATTCTTAGGTTTACCATTCAACATTGCATCTTACGGACTTCTACTTACAATCTTGGCTAAAGAAGTTAACATGGTTCCTGACCAGTTAATTGGAAACTTAGGTGATACTCATCTTTACCTTAACCATCTTGAACAGGCGAAAGAACAAATTGGAAGAGAACCATTTGAGTTACCAACCTTAAATCAGTTCCCAACTTATGAAGGGTCAAGACCATCAATAGAATCTTATGTGGTAGGTGATTTCACACTAAAAAATTATCAATCACACGAAACAATTAAAGCGCCACTTTCTAATTAAAAAATGAATAAAATTTTAGAAATTTTTAAACAGTTCAAAACTGAATTGGTGTGGATTTATTTTTTCATGTTGATTACAGAATTATCAATTCTTGCAACACCACTCCTTCTTGGAAAAAGTATTGATGGATTGATAAACGGAAATTGGTATTGGTTAATATTTCTTGGGATTTCATACTTCATATCAAACTTTTTCAATTACAAAAGAATGGTATATGACACCAAAGTTTATACAAAAATTTACAATAGTATTGTTTTTAGATTTTTAAAAAAAAATAATGTTGATGTATCTACAAAAATTGCAAGAACCGACATGGCACACCAGATAGTTGGTGTTTTAGAGGGTTATGTTCATTATTATATTGCAACAGTTGTAACAATTTTAGGATCAATAGGTTTCATTTATTCTGAAAATTGGAGAGTTGGATTACTTGTAACTTTAGGGTTTATTTTAATACTTCTTGCTGTTTTAGTTTTTTATAAAAAAATTAAACAAGCAATCAAAGTTAGAAACAATCAATACGAAAAAAAGGGTGAGGCGTTAGAAAAAGGTTATTTAGAGTCAATATCTTTTTTTAACAGAAGAGGAAAATTAGAAATTTTTGAATCCACACTACAGGGTAAAAATTGGTTTTTGATTGGATCAATTAAAAATTTATTTTTATTTCTATCTATAATCCTTCTTGTTACAACAACGGAAAACATAACAATAGGAAGTGTGGTTACGGTTTACTCCTATGTTAATAATTTTATGATTTCATTGTTATCAGTTCCTGTGGCTGTTGAAATGTTTTCGAGATTAAGTGATATATTAAAAAGAATAAATTAAAATTATGAACAAACAAAATGATTGGAATGATCCTGTATTATCAGATGGAGATTTCCCACAAGAAAACAAAACAAAATTCCAAGTAGGAGACAAAGCAATTAAAGTTAAAGGATATAAGTTCCCTTGTACTATCGTATCAGTATTTCAAACCGTAGAAGGAAATGTCCGAGTAGTGGGTGAAATGGATGAATATGGACTTCTTCATATCTTTAACGAAGATCAATTAGAAAAACAAAATTAAAATGAAAGAAAAAGAAATTAAAGAAGAAAAGATTCAAACAAAAAAAAGAATCTACAAACCAAAAAAAAGAATCATACATGAAGTTGATATAAAAACATTGGAAACTTCAGATGATTTAGATGATATGTATTTGAGGTCAGGAGAAGTTTATCAAAAAGTTATTAAAAAACCTAAACAAGCCGGATCCTACAAAATAGGAAAAAGTTTTCATGTTTTTTTTGACAAAAAACCTAAAGTAATTCATAGATTTTTCACAAAATTATTTTTAGGTTGGACTTGGCACAATCAAAAATAATCTTTTTAAATTAGTTAAATCAATTTCATTCTATATTTATAAATAAAAATAGATATGAAAGTTTTAAAATTAGGATCTAAAGGAAAAGAGGTTGAAGATCTTCAAAAATACTTAAAAATTAAAGTTGATGGTGATTTCGGACCTAAAACAGAAGAGTCAGTAAAAAAATTTCAAACTGCAAATAAATTAGTTGCTGATGGTATTGTTGGTGAAAAAACATGGAATGCCATGGGTTTTTATATTACCACTGAGTTATCTGAAACGATAATATCCACTGAAAAATTGATCATAGATCAAAAATACATGGATAAAGATGAGTATTTGGCAGGACCAACAAAAAAAGAATATTTGTTTTTACACCATACCGCTGGAGGACACGACCCTTATTCTGTTATTAAAATGTGGAATAACGACACTCGAGGAAGAGTAGGGACAGAATTTGTTATGGGAGGTCAGTCCGTGTTCAACGGCAATGACATATATGATGGGTCTCTTGTTCAATGTTTTCCTGAGGGTGCTTATGGTTGGCACTTAGGTGAAAATGGATCACAACACATGCATACTCACTCGGTTGGTATTGAAGTTTGTAATTTTGGACCAATTAAAAATGGTTTAACTTATACTGGTCAAAAGGCAAATCCACTTCAAATTGTGGAACTTAAACAACCATTTAGAGGATCAAAATTTTATCATAGATATTCTGATAAACAAATCAGTACACTCAAATCATTCATTTTATACATTGCAGAAAGAGATAGTATTGACGTAAGAAAAGGTTTGGTACAAGAGATTAAAAGTAAAGGTGCTGCAGGTTTCGAATTCAATTCTGACGCTTACTACGGGAAAATAAAAGGTATGTGGACACACACCAACACAAGAAAAGATAAATCAGACATGTTTCCTCAACAAGAACTCATCGACATGTTATTAAGTTTGTAAAAATGAAATTTTTGTTTTCTGAATCTCAAAGTGAATCTTTGATAAATTTATTTGATAAAACTATACAAAAACATGGGTTACAAAAAGTTTTGTATAAGTACAAACTATCGATGAATGATGCGATCAGATTAATTGGTGATTTACCAATCAATAGATTTACAAATGAAGATTTATATGAACTATGTGTTTATTTTGTAATCAGAGATAAAAAATATTGGAATGAAGGATTGAGTGATGGAGATTTTAGATTAACTTTTGAAGTGGATAGTTTTGTTGGTACAATAAACACTTTATTTGTTTCATTGTCATTAAAACAAACATTTGAATTGAATGGTATGGCAACTCCTTATTGGGATGCATCAAGTGCATTACCAATTGATTTTGATTATTTTTCATATAAAATTGGATATGATATAACAGGTGACTTTTTTGAAAGAGTCGATTTGAAAAATAAATTTCAAAATTTAGGTGAAGTTGTCCAATGGTTGTATAAAGATTATCCTTTTGTAGTTTTCGAAGAAAATTTGAAAGTTGTTAAAAAGATGATGGAAAATTTATAATTTCACCCATCAGGGGAAAAGATCCCCAACTTGGTCACACCAATAATATTTAAATTTTTGAAATGGAAAATGTTGACATTCTAAAAGAAGTAAAACCACTTCTTGATGAACTTAAAAGAATCCAAGGAAAAGAATCCGAAGAATTGGTCCTACGTTTGGAAGATAAACTTGAAAAAAAAGAAGAACAACTCCAACTTAAAAACGATCAAATGAAATTGGAGATTCATAGATTATCAGGATTATGATTACAATTATTTTAGCAATTACACTCGGATCATTATTTTCTATTGGACTTATTAAAATAACAGAAAAGTATAAAAATAGAAATAAAAAATAAAATAGTTAATCCCCACTCAAAAGGTGGGGTTTTCTGTTTTACTTAAGTAAGTTATAATATTCTTTAAAGTGTTTGATACGATCAGGTAAACCAATTGTTCCACCATTCACTCTTTTTGTTACTGAAGTAACTGTTGCATCATCAGCACCTTTATCGCAAATCGCCCAAAGTTTATTTGAATCAAAGAAGAAAGCTGCAGACGCTAAAGGATATTTGGTTGCAACCAAGTCAGGATTCGCAACACAATCTTCACCAATAAATTTTGTAAAGTTTGTATAGTTTGCCTTTCCTGTTAATTGGATATAACCTCTACCTCTAAATTTAAATCCTTCTTTAGATGCTTCATCTCCATTACCCATTCTTGATGCGTAAACACGAGCGGCAATCTTTTCAGGTTGACGAGCGTAAGATTCATTTAAGTTACCAGGAAAATACTTTCCGAAGATCTTCTTCAAACCATCCGCAGAGTAATTCAAGTTTTCACTTACTGCCTTGAAATTACCTGACTCATGACCACATTGTGCCAAGAAGTGAGCTAATCTCAAATTATTTGTAATATTGAATTTCTTTGCAGTTTCAGGAATCTGAGCAAGAACCGCATCAGGAATATGACCCTTTAACTTCTCAATATTTAATGGACCTCCTGATGGGATAACCACATCCTCTTTAATAACTTCTGTGGTAGGTTTTGACTCACCAAATAGTTTAGCCCATGTTGCATCACCAACGATACCATCATCTTTTAAACCATTCGCTTTTTGCCAAGCTTTAACCGCAGCTTCTGTTTTTGGTCCGAATTTACCTATGGCTTCTACACCTAATTTTTCTTGGAGTTTTTTTACATCAGCTCCTTCTGATCCGACTTTTAATATCATAATGTTAGATTTTCCTATAAATAGTAAATTCATTAACAAAGTAAAGTTTTTCTTATAAAAAAATGATCAGTTCGTGGTTTTTAAGATACTTATTAGTAAATGAAAAAATATGGGATACACAAGAGAACAGGTCGAGGCTGCCGTTAAAGCCAAAGGTTATGTTTATTTCGAAGACGCCTCAAACAAGGGTTACGACATAAACATTATAGGTATAAGAAACGCGGCTACCGGTCAAAAGGTAACAAACGCGTTTGATGACTTATTAACGATAAGTTACAAAGATGAAACAGGAGCGTGGAAATACCACGAATGGCCAGCAACCACAGATCCTGGTAAAAAAGGTGTGTTGGAATATCACAACTCTGCCGGTGTTGCAAGACTTGTTGAAGGTCAGTACAGAGGTTCACACTCTATTGGTCTTCACCAAGGTAAATACGAAGCTTTAAGACAGGCAAAAAATGTTAAAGTTTATCGTGACCCAAATCGTGATTTAACTTATGATGAAACAAAAATTGCTGAAGGAGTTTTTGGTATTAACATTCACAAGGCAGGTGCCGATTCAACTTATGTTGAGAATTGGAGTGAGGGATGTCAGGTGTTTAAGAAGTCGGCGGATTTTGAATCTTTTATGAAGATCTGTAGATTGGCTCGAGACAAACACGGAAACTCTTTCACATATACTCTTATTGAGAGTTCAGACATAAAATAAAACTAAACTTTAAGAACTACGAAAATGAAACAACTAAAAAGCCTGTTGATCGGGCTTTTGCTATTCTTACCATTTATTGGTAAGGCACAGGTACCTGCAGCACCATCAAATGGTCTATGGGGAATTATCGCAGCCCAATATCAAGTTGGGACAACAGCACAAGGCACAACAGATGCGAAGATCACACTTCAAAATACTACCCTAACAAAATTTGCGGGTACTCAATTTAGAGTGTTCTACGATAATGTAGCGTTTACAAATGCAACGGTATCTTTAATTGGATCACCAACAAACTTAGACCTTCAGTATATTACAAATACGGCAAATGGTTACATTACCATTACACTTGTTTACACAGGTCCAAGTGCGACTTACACAATACCAAATGGTGAAAGATTTTTAATTACTTTCACTCATGCGGCGGCGGCAACATTTAATAACTTGGCGTCGATCAGTAACTTAACTTGGTCAGGACCTCAAACCTTTACACCGTATGCCGCAAAACAAGATGGTATGGATACTACGTTAAGTGTTCATAACTATGGTGGTGTTTTCACTCCTGTTAACTTCGCTTATCACGGAACATTCACAAACGTTACTGGATCTGCGGCTAAGTATTTAAACTTGGCTTTACAGAGAAGACCGTTTGGTGGGAACACATGGACACAACACTCAACTTATGTTACTGATATCAACGGGGACTTTAGTATTTCAGTTCCTTTAGATACAACATATTGGGATGTTAGATTGGCAATCCAAGGAGACACAATGGGTGTTGGTAATATTATCTCATCAACAGATGCTCAGTTAATAAATCAGTGGGTTTTAGGAAACGGAACTATGACTGGATTTAATTACTACTCTGCGGATGTTAACGGATCTAATAACATAACCGTATCTGATGTATGGGGTGTGTTTGGTAGAATCTCAGGAAGATTTAACTCATGGCCAAACAACACAAAAGATGTTAAATTCTTTACAGCATCTGAATACACAACAATCAATGGATCAGCAACTAACTACACATCAACTATTGCAGGTGTAACAAACTTTACATTTGATATCCTACCGGGTCAACCTGACTCAGTTGTATATTATGTATTGGTTCCTGGTGATGCTAACGGTACAGGTTATAACATGGCTCGTGTTACTCCTATCGAAGTATTGGTTGGACCAATACCAGGTTTGGAATCACAAATCTATAATGTGATCGATACTAAAGTTGAGTATGACTTCCCTACAACAACTATAGAAGTTAATGTTCCTCATATTTCGGTTGAATCTGGAAACTTGGTAAACCTTCCTGTGAAAGTATTCACAAACGGAGAGGAGTTATCAGCACTTCAATTCGGTTTGAAATATGATACAGACCTTTTAGAATTTAAAGGAATCATTTCTTCATCAAATGCAATGGAGTGGATCACATATGTGAATCCAAATGACGGACAAATAGATTGGGGTGGGTTTGATCAAACAAACAACGAACAAACTTTAAAAGATGGTGATGAGGTTGTTACATTACAGTTTATTGCAAAACAACCACAAACACTTTGGGAAGATAGTCCATTGTATACTTCATTGAAGTTTGCAGGTACGAAAGACTCAAAGGATTTAACAATAACACCAACTAACGGAATCCTACAAGTATTAAAAAGTAACATGGGAGATGTTAACGGAAACACAATACAAGTTAATCCTAATCCTGTTGTAGATGAAGTTACAATCACCTTCAAAGTTGAAGAAACAACAATCGCAAACCTTTCAGTTTATGATGTGGTTGGAAGAAAGTTGATCACAATTTTAGATGGGCAGTTACCAAATGGTGAATATACCTATAATGAAAGTTTAGGTACATTAAAACCAGGACTTTATGTGGTAACATTAACTATGGAAAATGGAGGAACAAAAGTTTCCAAAATTGTAAAACAATAAACCCTAAATAAACAAAAACAAAAATGTCAGAAGAACAAGAAACACAAGAGACTAATGACGGGACATGGTCAGGTCTTAAAAAAACAATCATCGGAACTTTAACAACAGTTATAGCCGGTGGTGGTATTTGGTTAAGTACAATTTTATTTGGTGGTAGTAGTGAAGAACCGAAAGAGGAAACAAAAACAGAACAGTCTGGAGGTCAAGCACCAATCACAATAAATGTACAACAAAACCAAGAAAATAAACAAAAAACAGAGAACAACAATGGGGGTGGTGTAGTTCGTGAGAGAATCATCGAAAGACCTGCACAACAACCAGCGGCACAACCTGAGAAACCTAAAAAAGTAGAAGAGGAATCTTGGTAATAAATAAACAATAAATAAAAACAAAAAATGGGACACAAGAAAACAAAAAAATCATTCTTAGTAAGAATGTTCATGGATCATAACGATATCAACGAAAAATCAATAGTTGGTTTTGGTTCATTTTTAATGATGGTTATCTGTCTTGGTGTAGACATCTGGACAGGATTTCACGGACAAAAAATGCCAATCAATCAATTTATCTATGATGGATTTTTATGGATCACTTTAGGTTCATTTGGAATTGCATCAGTTGATAAGTATTTTGCTGGTAAGAATCCAACTAACGAGGAAGAGGAAGAAGTAGAAGGGTAATGAAAAGAATACTTTACATATTACCATTTCTAATGATCGGATGTAAAACTGTAGCTCAGCCCCCTCAAGGAGGGGGTATTGGCTCTGTTAAAACAGAACAATATGTTGCAGATTTTGAAAAGAAACAATCAATAGACTCGGTTGCTGATTACGATGGATCTATTCAGGTTCCTATCCAATTATTAAAGATTGGAATTAACGAAGAACTTTATGAATTATATCCTGAGTTAAAAGATAAAAGAGTAGGTCTTGGTGTTACAAATATTGTAATTGAATATTTGGAATATACCAACAGATTTATTTTCACCGAAGAAAAGGAAGATATCAAACAAAGAATGATTGCTCAAGACAAGGCATCAGACAAAGGTATATCTTCAAATAAAATAGAAGTAAAAGGTAATGTTGTTTTGGCTAAGTACTTCGTTTATATTGAGGTATATGATTTTTCAGTATCAGAAGACGAGATTGTAAAAGTTAATGGACAACAAACCGTAAATCAAACTACAAGATTAGGTCTTCAGATCAAATTTGTAGATGCTGAAACAAGTCAGGTGATTGTAGGATCAGGACTTGGAGAAGCGGTAACAATTAAAACAACATCAATCTTGGGTGATATCTCAGATGATGTTAAATTCAACCAATCAACTGTAGGTATATCTACAAAAAAAGCTTTAGAAACAGCCTCATCAAGAGTTGTGACTAGACTTATATCAAAAGGTGTATTTCCGAAGTGAGAATAAACATTTTCATATCTTTGTTGTTCGTCCTATTTAGTTTTTTCAAACTAAACGCACAGACCTACAACTATTCTTACACTGATCCTTGTACAGGAAACATAAAAAACCTTATAGTCCCCATCAATGGTTCAGTCACGGTGGGGTACTATGGTTTTGTTGAGAATTTTACTCAACAACAATTTACAGATGGAACTTTTGAAACTTGGGCTAACCAAGTTTTTTCGCAATATGAAGGATCACCATGTTCAGAGATAATTGGACTTGGTGGGCAGATTAACATCGGACAAGATGTTGCTTTAAATACAATAGGTATAATCAATTCTCTTTCGTCTTTAATGGACATATCAAATGGGGCAACCGACTTTTTGAGTGGATCATTAAATGCGGCGTCAAATTCTTCTAATACCCAAGGAAGTAAAGGTAATAAGAAGAATGGGAATAATTCCCAAAATGGAAGTGGAAACAATACACCAAATACTAATAACACCACAACCAATAATACTCAAAATCAAACAAATGGAACAAGTAACACTACTGAAGGAAGTACAACCACTTCTGGAACAAATGAAACAAGTTCAAACAACGGAGGAAATGGAACCACTAATCAAAATGGTGGAACTGAAAATCCAACACCAGCAGGAGGAACTTCAACTGAGGGTGGATCAAATGCGAATGGAAATTCACAGGCTAGCCAGCCTATAAACAATCAAAACCAAGGTAATGAAAATAATAGTAATAATACTAGTGGCGTCGATCCTGGGAACGCTAGTGTCGTTGGGAATAGTGGGAATGTGGAAGGATCTAACCAACAAGGACAACAAGAATTAACCAATAATGGTTCTACAACTAACCCTAACGGTAATGGTTCTAATGGTGGTGGGAACTCTGGTGTGGGGGGTAATGGTGGAAACCAACCTAACACAGAAGAAACAACACCACAAGAAGAACAAGGAGGAGGACAAACCAATATTACACAAGGGGCTACAAAAACAATAAATCAGAATAAGGAAGGTGGTAAACCTACAGTAATTGCATCGAGTGATTTTGTAGGTTTCAACTTTCAAAACTCTGAAGTTAGAACAGGATTGAAACTAACGGGTGGATATCATAACATGCGTTGGGATGGCGAAACTGCTCGTGGTGGTTTGGTTGATTATGTATCGGCACAACAGGGACCTAACATGACTGGATACCATGCGTGGATCAACAAAAGAAGTGTTGGTCTTTTATCAGGAACTTTATCTTTAGGGTTTGAAGGTAGAGGATCTGTCTATGGGACAATTGCAGGAGGACAAATGTTTATGTTCCCAAAAATTCCAAGTTTGAAAGCGGTTTATATGGGAACCGTATCATACGGTCAGGTATATAAAACTCAGTTCTTAGGAACTGCAATGATTGCAGGAGGGATGTATGACTTGAAGTTTGGAAAAAGAATAGATGTTAAACTTATGAGTTTATTTGTTTATTCACCATATGTCAGTTATTACAATGATTTAGTATTAAAATCTCCTTATGTAATCTTACCAAGTATTGGAACCAATATAAGTATTACAAAGAGATTTAAATTCAACATAAATGCAGGAGGGGCGTGGGCAATAAAGGTAAACACTCTAAATTATACAATAACATGTGGAACAAGATTATTAGTTGGACAATAGTATTTTTTTGTGTGTTCTCATTAAACGCACAAAACTTTACATATTCAGGTTACATAAGAAATGCTGATGGTACTGGAGCTGTTAATGTACCTGTTAAATTATATAAAAGAACTACGCCCGTAATAAATGGGTTCACATCTCAAAATAACTACAACGGACATTCTTACTATAGATCTACAGGATCTATGTTTTGGAGCGATGCTAGACAAGCTTGTCTGAATATGGGAGGACACTTGGTTACGGTAACAAGTGCTGCTGAAAACTCTTTTATATTTGGGATTTGGCCTTCAGGTTGGATTGGATTAACAGATGAAGTAGTTGAGGGTCAATGGAGATGGGTTACAAATGAAACATACTCCTACACCTCATGGAATCCTGGTGAACCAAATAATGCGGGTAACGAAGATTATGTTCAATTTGTGGGGGGTGGTAAATGGAATGACTTACCAAACGGAGTATCCTTACCATATGTGTTAGAGTTTGAATATATAGTAACATACACACCATGGGTATTACATCAAACAGTATACACAAACGCTTCAGGATATTATAATTTTTCACAACCAACAAACCCATCAGTTGAATGGTACATACAGTACGACGCACCAACACCAGTAACTGCATTACAAATAACTGATATGGTTGAAGTTTCTAAATTGGTATTAGGGATAACCTCAATTAAAAGTATTCACTACCATAGGTATGATGTTAACTATGATGGTAGAATAAATGTTGCAGATGAAAACTACATTAATCTTAGACGATACGGTTTTTTTGGTGGGTGGATTAATATGAGTCCATCTAGATTATTCACACCTGCACAATACACAACATTAACGACAAATACAACAGACATGAGAATAGCAATTCCTGGTGTATCATCTATAACAATAAACTCACCTGTAAGTGGGGGATCGCAAAACTATTACTTGATAGCTCCTGGGTATAAAACAACAGTCAGTTACTAATGAAAAAACTTTTAATTACACTTTTAATACCTTTTGGGTTGTTTAGTCAAGGACCGCCACCACCTCAACAAACATCCACAACTACACAAGATTTTGGTAATACCCAAAATAATATTAACGGAGTTCAAGGTAGATCTTTTGGTGGAGGATCAATAGTTAAACCAAATCCAATTCTAACATCCGCAGATTTCGCATTTATCCAAAACCCAACATATGAAACTGGATGGAGATATGGGACGGGTATTGGTTATAGTCGAATTAACATGGGTAAAGGTTTTGGAGTAAACGCAATGTTAACTTTTGATTTAACCCAACAAACATATTCTTTGTATTACAGAAAAAATGATTGGTATTTTCATTTAAACACTGGTAAAATGGGTTTTACTTTAAACAATGGGTTTAGTGTGACTAAAATATGGGAACTTGGAAAAATGTATGATTTAACATTAGGGGTTCAGGTAGGTAATTCAGTGGTTATAAACGGTGATAAAAATTCGATAGGTGCTTATTTTGTTAATGTACCGTACTTAGTTTTATTGGGTCAAAAAGAAATAATAATATCAAAAAAATTAGAATGGAGACCCGAGGGATTTATTACTCTGTGTTCACCATATTATGATATAGGAAAAAAATACTTCTCAACATCAAACACATTCAACGTTGTTGTAGGGAATAATATTTCATACAATTTATCTAAAAAATTTAGGTTGAATATTGATTGGAGAATGAATATGAATACAACCCCAAAGTGGGGTTTAATGAATAATGTTCTTATTGGAACAAACTTAAAATTTTAAAATATGAAAAATATAATCTTACTACTTGGTATGTTACTACTTGGTAACCTCGCAACGGCACAACAGTGTGTTTATGTTGATTCAGTTTACAACACTGCTAAACTAAAAGAAATGGGAAACAGAGATATCAGGTTTGGTATTCGACAAATTGTTGAGGATGAACTATCCGAAAAGTTTTGTTTATCTGAGGAAGGAAAAGATATTGATGTTGAAGTATTTTACTTTGGATTACCTAAAACTACAATTAGAATTGTTGGTGTTGAAAAGACCGAATCAGTTACTCAAGTTGGTGTTAGATTATACTATGATGGTAAATGTTATGAAGGGATTGGAGAGTCAGAAACAGAGATCAGAGCAATTATGATTGAGGTTAAAGAAGGTATGTTACCTTTTGAAAAAATGACTGTATCATCGGCATTAAAAAAGGCTATACACGAAGCCGTTATCAAAATATGAAAATATGGCAACTTTTGATATTGTTAATGTTTTGGTCATCATCTTTCTCGCAAATCCGTATCGCTGATGTTGGGGATGGTTGGAAAGGTAAAGTAGAACAAGCATTAGATACTATAAAGAAATACGACATTCAAAAGTATTATCTGATTATGGAAAACTGTTCTAATGTTGCTTATTGGAATGGAGGGTTCTCAACCACAGAAGGAGATAGTACAATCACTATACCGGCAAGAGAAATGAACGATGGAAATATCTATAACATTTCTGCGATTTTAGTTCACGAAACAATACATTTATACTTCAAAGGAACCAAGTTCAATTTGAATCCAAACACCGAAGAAGTAATTGCATATCAACACGAACTTGAATTTTTAGAAAAGATTCCATGTGTTGATCCATGGTTAATTGAAAATGCCAAAAACAAAATCAAATTTTATTCAAAACCATAGTTGATTTAGTTAATCAATTGGTCTATTTTTGAGGTATGAAAAGAATTGCACTCATATCTCTTTTATTACTTTTGTTCTCTTGTGTCCCAACATATAAATACAAAATTACTAATTCAAAAGGAAATTCATTTTACTGTAATTTCTATAACGAAACGGGTAATGGGTGCATTTTTTTTAATAAAAACCCTGGTTTAAACAATACACCAGGAGAACCACACATGATTTGTGGTGAATATAAAATTGAAAAGTTAAAATAAAATGGAAAAAGAAGGACCGGATGTTGGATTATTGTTTGTGATGATATTAGGTTTTTTATTAGGTATGGTTTTAATATCTTGTGAGGAAAAAAAAGAACCAGAAATTGTAATAGAATTATCAAAAGATAGTAAAAACTCTACTAGTAATGTTGATGAATATGCCTATCAAGGTTGTGAGTATATAGTGGTAGGGCCAATAAACCGTAGATGGGGTTCACATAAAGGAAACTGTAAAAACCCAATTCATAAAAAATGACAGATCAAGAAATCGTTAAATACGGAGAAATACAATACCTAAAAGGTAGATTAGATGAACTTTTCAAAGCTCTATCAACAATAACCAATATGGACAGGAAAAGAAGACTGGACCAACGAATTGAAAAATACTTCAACAAATTAAAAAAAGTTGATGAAGTCGCATTTCATTTATATCAAGTAGAGTTGAGTAACAGACAAAGATCAAAAGAAAAATCTAAAAACGAAATTAAAGATTTACTTGAACAAATTTTAATAAATGAGAATATCATGAATGAAGATATTCTTGAAAGGATCAAAAAACAAATTGATCGTTACTGATGAGTGATAAAAAACCTGACAATGTTTCTGATAACCCTGGGTTGTTACCATACGGTAGTAATGTTGGTGCTCCGGCAATAGTCGTTACTGACATACAACACTGGAAGGAACCAAGAGTCATATCTGTTAATCAACAATTCGAAGATAAGTTTTTAGAACTCAAGAAAGAGTATGAAAAATTAATTGAAGAATACAGATGGAATGATTTAGTTTACAAAGCAAAGTTTAGTTTCGAACCTGTTATTGGAAAAACTTATCATCTATATTATAATAAAGATGGTAAGATATTTCTTTCGGTTATCTCGCCAAGTGAATGGAAGTTCGAACACATCGGATCTTTCAAATACAATCACGACAATAAATGGATAAAAATAGATTGATATGTTTTACAAATTTAGATATAATTTACTCAAATATATTTTACGAATCATAAGAAATGGAACAACTAAACACACACCCAATTAAGAAATCCGATTTAGGATTTCATGGTAACCTTTTTGGGGGGAAATTACTCGCGTGGATTGACGCTTCTGCCGCAGGATATGCAATGCAACTTTGTGATACACCAAGAATGGTGACCGTATCTATTGATCAATGTAACTTCGAAAGACCAGCAAAAGAAAGTCAGTTATTAAAAATTTATGGATTTCCTTGTAGAATTGGAAATACTTCATTAACTTTGTATATGGAAGCAAGAGCCCATAGTGTTTACACAGGAAAACAAGATTTGGTTTTAAAAACACAAATTACATTTGTCCAAATTGATGAAGGGGGTAATCCGATTCCACTTGGAGAAAAAGCTAAAAAAAGAATATCTAATTTAATTGAACAAAATGAACGCGACTAAAGATTTTGAATTTGTACTAAGAGTATTACACTCAAGTGAAAACCTCGACCACATTAAAACATCCGATAAGTTATTTGAAAACTTCAAGGACAAATGGAAAAAAAGAATGGAATGTTATGAGCTTGTAGATTACATGTTCAAATACAAAGTGGAAAGAAAAAGAAATAAAAAAAATATATGAAACTTACAATAATATCAGATACTCACAACCACCACAAAAGAGTTACAGATGATTTACCAGGAGGTGACTTATTAATTCATGCTGGTGACCTTAGTTCTATGGGTTATCAACATGAGATTGAAAATTTTGCAAAATGGTTTGATAGTTTGGACAACTATTCAACTAAAGTTTTTATTTCAGGTAATCACGATTGGGGATTTCAAAACAACACTGAAAAAATAAGAGGCCTTTTGACTGGTTATAAAAATATCGATTACCTTCAAGACGATTTTATGGGAATAATAGAAGGTGGTGGACCTGAGGTTAAAATTTGGGGTAGCCCATGGCAACCTGAGTTTTATAATTGGGCATTCAACTTACCACGAAATGGTGATGAGTTAAAGGCAAAGTGGGATATGATTCCTGAAGATATTGATATATTGATCACTCATGGACCGGCTTGGGGTATTTTAGATGATGTTGAAGGTAATAGAAACGTTCATCTTGGATGTGAATTGTTGGCAGAACGAATCAAACAAATAAAACCAAAGATTCATATCTGTGGACATATTCATACTGGATATGGACATTATTATAATGGGCACACACACTTTTTTAATGCTTCAGTTTTGAATGAAAGATATGCATATTCTCATTTACCATGGAATATTGATTGGAATCCAATAACAAATGAAATTGTTTTTTTATAATGGAAAGAGCACATATAATAGATAGTAAAATTTTCAAAGACCATAGAGGAAGTTTTAGTCCGCTTGATTTATCTAAAAATGACAAAAATTGGGTTCAGAGTAATATCAGTGTAAATCCCCGTAAATATACTTTACGGGGACTACATTTCCAAAAAAATGAGTTTGCTCAAGCTAAACTAATTAAAGTAATCTCAGGTAAGATATTGGATTTTGTGGTTGATATGAAAAATGTTTCAGATGATTACAATAAAGTATTCTTTTTTGAAATGAATGAAGGTGATGAATTGTATGTACCAAGATATTTTGCACATGGGTTTATAACGACCGAAGAAAACACGGTAGTTCAATATTTGGTGGACAACGACTATAGTCCTGAAAATGAAGGTGTGAAAGTTTGGAAAAATTATTCTGAGATTGTTGATCGTATTAAAAAAATGGGAGTTTTTATAGATGATGAAATAATTGTCATTGCTGATAAAGATTTAGTTGAAAAATAAAATTATTATAGTATTTATAATAAAAAAAAGTTATGAAAAAAGATTTGAACGACAAACTATTTGAAGAATTCAAAAAAAGAGGCCTTTTTGAGCAAGAAGATGACGAAGATGAAGAGGATGACGATGATACAGATGAGAATGATGATGACGACGATGAGGACAACTCAGATGAGAATGAAACTAACGAAGATTTTTGCGAAATGGTTTGCAAACTTCTCAATTCACAACATCAGGCACATGTTTTTCATTTTGCAGTAACAGGTAAAGGATCTTACGCAGCGCACAAAGCACTCCAAAACTATTATGAGTCGATTGATGGATTAGTTGACGGTTTAGTAGAATCTTATCAAGGTAAATACGGTTTATTGTCAAATTATAAAAGTTACAAAATAGAAAATTATAAAAATATCAAAAAAATAATTTCTTATTTTGATAGATTACTTGATGATGTTGAAAATCTCAGAGAATCTGTAGAAGATGGATTTTTACAAAATCAAATTGATACAATTGAAGAATTAATTAATTCTACTCTTTACAAATTGAAATATTTGAACGATTGAAATGAGCAGGTTTACTGAACAAGAAATTCATAAACTAAATGTTTTAAAAAGAATTATACTTCTTAGATCAAAATTACCACAAGTTTATGGACCACAAAGTGTCAAAATTGAGGTTAATGATTACGATAAAAATGAACAAGGAGATTTTATTGAAATAAGTTTTTCTTTGAAAATTTTCAATGTAGATTGTGACGAGTGTTCTTTTGATATGGATTATTTCACAGAGACAATTCATAAAATTTATAGAAATCTATATACTACATCTCAAATTTTGGTTAACTCAAACTTACAAAGTGATCAATCAGGAAACAGTTTAAGAGGAATTTTAACACATAAAATTACTTATCGTAATGATTCAATAGAAGAGATAGAATTTGGAATTTTTTACGATTGTGATGATCAAAATTAATCATTTTGATGTGGAAACCACGTCTGACCTTACCCAACCATAAGTACGAACCCAACTCACATCATTGTCAAGTTTGACTAAATACCATGTTTTGCCATCATCACCTTTTTTAGAACTTTGAACAACACCAATTGGATCGGGATAATAAACATCGTTAATTATATTATTTATCAGACCATTGTTAACGTAAGGTTCAGTTCTAACATTTGCATAATTTGAATCACTGGTTTTTTTAGGGTAAATAATTTTTCCAATTACCGATTGGACAACAGGTTTTTTTGTCTTGAGTTCTTCGGCATATTTTTTAAACGCTTTTTGATTATTGACCATTCTTTCTGCAACTGTGCCAGGTATGTTCGATTTAGAAAAATCAACATTCCACCCTTCTAAATATTTTTTTGATGCGGAATCCCATTTGTTTGCATTAATGTCTTGAACCCACTGATAAGATTTTTTAGCTTCACCTCTGAAAACTGAATTAACTAAAGCTCTTTGAACGTAAATCGGGTAAGATTCAAATTTTGGAAAAATATCTTTTGCTTTGGACTCTTCATCTGCAATATCTTTTTTAAGAACACTCTCAGCTTCAGAATTGGATAATTTTTTTCCATACTTAGCGTACTGACCAGTGTGTCCATAACCAATTGTTAAAATACCACCTTTTTTATCTTTTGGTGTTACAATAAATTTTTTAGGTCTATTTGGATCTTTATCGTCATATACATAATGCTCCCCTTTTGAATTAACAACTTTGGACTCATATTTTTTTATGGTATCCATCATCACTTTGTCCCCAACTACAGATTCCTTCAATAAGTTAAACTGTTTATAAGAAATAATTATTTTTTTCATTTTTTATAAATACTTTATAAAACTTAAAATAAGACATATCTTTTTATAAAAAAATTATGGCACACCCTATAATTCACGCAAAATCATCGGCAAAAAAATTTGGAGGTCAATGGGAAGATTATATTCATTTACATAATTGGATGGATGAAACCAAAGCTTGGGTTGGTAATCAAAATCATAGAATGTTTAGACATCATTCCGAGGGGATTTTTGAAATGGAAAAAAAATTTGGAGAAACTTTCATGAATAGTGAAAATAAAATTGTTTATGTTAGATACGTAGGCGAACAACATGTAAGGGAAGATTGTTATAATCACATACCAAGTGCTAGTGAGTGGATTAAATGTCTCACTATGAGAGAAAAACCTATATGGATGTCCAGAACATTGGATTTAAATTTTGATGACTAGATATTTAATAATATGAAGAAATTATTTTTATTGGTTCAGAGGTATATGATTGCTAATCGAAAAAATGAGTTAGAAATCAGAATGTATTTGGACGAAACAGGAATTTTTGAAATAAATTTAGATGGATCTTACGGACAATCAGTGCCAAGTTTTATTGAAAAATTTTGTGATCAATTAGTTGAAAAGCATTTAAGTGACTTTTACATCACCAATGAAAATGGTAGAATTGATTTAGAATGCGAAATTAACTTATTAGATAAAATTGTTTCATTAACAGCTTCAGAATACGTGATCGGTGAAGATTACTCAGAATCTGATGGAGATTTTGAAAAAGAAAGTGGTAATTATGAAACTATGTTAAATTATTTTACAGGAACAAGCACAACTGAATTAGCTTCAGATTATGATGGAGGTGGTGACAGTGGAGATTTGGGTAGTTGGCAAATTAATCAAGGATATATTTCTTCACATGAGATTCCAAATGACGTAGAAGATATTTTTTGGAGATTACTTGAATATCACTATGGAGGGTGGGAAATAAATGAAGGATCTTCTGGTAGTATAAGCATAAACCTTTATCGTGATGAAATATCTTACACGATTAGTCACGTTTGGAATACTGAAGAATACGTAGAATGTTCGCCTGGAACAATTACTATCAAATTCGAAGATTTAGATTAATTTCATTTTATTTTTAGAACATGAAAATATTAATATCCGAAGAACAAGCTAAATTTATATTCGGACAAAAATATATTTGTCCGAAATGTAAACACACTTGGGAAATTGAAAAAAAAGATAAAGATCCGAAACTATGTCATTGGTGTGGTTGGGACGATGAGGAAAACACTTATGATGACAACAAGTTATTAACTTTTTGGGAAAAAGAATCAAAAAAAGATCAAAGAAAGTTAAATTGGGTTGAAGAAAACAAAATTTGGGAAAAAAAGGAAAAAAAATCTTCTTTAGTCGAAGAAATTCAAAAAATACTTCAAGAATCTCTAACTTCAGGAACGCCCACTTGGGAATTGATTGCGGAACTTTTTGAAGGAATTTTAAAAAAAGGAGAAAAAGAATCTTTAACCCAAGAAGAAAAAAAACTCATAGTCGATATTTTTGAAAAATCAAACTTTGAGAATAAACCCGAAAGACAATTTGCGGAGGAGAGTGAAAATGTACTAACAAAACAGGCTTTCGAATACTTCAGAAAAAACTTCTCATCTATTTCTGAGATCAGCTTTATTAAAACAATTTATCCCCAAATTGAAACAGGTATCAAAAATATAAATTATACAAGGGCCAAAAGTATCTACAAAGAATACGTAGAAAAATTAGTTGAAAAAGAAAATTGTGATTATTGTCAGACGGCTAAAGAAATACTCGATTTAGAAACCAAAAGCGATTTATCTCCCGCTCAACTTTTAGAATTGGAGGAAAAATGGAATGTATTAAAACAAAAAAGAAATTTGCAATTTCCTGATAATAAATTAGGACAAGAATTAGAAACCGAGGTTGATAAAATTTTGGAAAATCAAAAAAAATTAAACGAATATCAAATACAACTTACTAAAATCTCGCCCAATGAAAATGTTGTTGTTAAAATCGATATAAAAAATAAATTCAGCGAAAGTGACCTTAGTAAAAAAATATCGGAGGCAATTAGAACCGCAATACAAAATAACCCAACTAGAAAAGTCGAAACGTCAAACATTGAAAGTACCTTCAAGAATATGGATGAAGATATCTATAACCCTAAACTTGCAAATACCGAATTTTATGATGAAAATGGATTGAATAAAAAATTTGTAGAGGCTTTAAATAAAGAAAAACCTAACTTTTTGAAAAATTTAAAAAATGGTAAATATCAAAATGTTTTAGATGCAGACGGTAATTGGAGTCCATTAAACAAATTAGACACCAATCAAGGAGATAGAATCGCTTTATTTTCTGATTATGTTCAAAAAGAAATCGGTAAAAATATTGATGAATTGTCGGAAGAGGAATTTAATCAAGCTGTTGGTCAATTCATAAATGACTGTAAGAAAAATCCTGAAAAAATTAATGGTTTAATAGACGCAAATGTGGAAAAATATACCACGAACATTCTAAAAAATACGGAAGTCGGAGACGTTATTGAACAAAATTTTATAAACAGAATCCAAGAAATATTTCCAGATTCAAAAATTGTATTTAGGGGAACTAATGGAAATGCTTTGGACAAAGCAGGTATAGATGCTTGGATGAAAAATTCGGACGGAACTTATGTTCCATTACAATTTAAAAAAGGAAATGATCTTAAAATTAACCCAATTTCAAATAAAACTTCAGGTATTGAAAAGAACGAAGGTTATTCGGTTTTTGTTTCATCTGCAGTTTATTTAAAATCAGGATATTTGGGCGTTGAGGATGGATTAGGAAATTGGATTTTGTTTCCACCACAACAACTTTATACCGCGGCAGACAAAATTTTGTTACCTAACGGTAAATACAAAGTTACACGATATGAAATGAAAACTGACAAGTTTGGTAATCCAGTTCAGGGTTTTACTTCAGGGTCAAAAAGAACACATTATATTGATGTATTACCGGATGTACCTGGCAAAGAAGTTTACGTCGGGTTTCAACAACCAACAGATTTAGGAAAAAAAATAGATATTGAATTTGATAAACCTTTAGACACCGATTTATGATGAATAAAACACCATTCCAAACCTTCATCAAAGAACTTGAAAACAGAAATATGAAAGAATCTGAAATTTATCAATTGGCAAAAGAGTTGCAAAAAAACGAAAGATCAATGATTAACGGAGTTTATGATTCTGGCCATTTTGACTCTGAAATGAAAAGAACAAAAAAAAATTATTATGACAATAAATTTGATTCTTATTTTCGGATTTCTAACCAATAACTTTTTTTGATCTTTTTTGTCGGTGAAAAGAAATTACAAATCTGTGAACTTCATTTTGAACCTCAGCGAGCAAAAACCCAAAATCATTTCGTGGAATATCAAATGACGACCCATCAATCAAGTGAATTGTTTGAGATTGGTGTTTGTCATTTTTAGAAATAGAAATTAAATCAATACGAGACAATAAATCAAGAGATTCAAACACTTGTTTTGCAACACCCAACTGACCCTTACCGCCATCGATAATAACTAATGAAGGTAGTTCTTGTTTTTCATTCAAAAGACGTGTAAAACGACGAGAAATAACTTCAGTGAAAGAAGCGTAGTCATCAGGACCCTCAACACTTTTGATATTGAACTTACGATAGTTTGACTTATCAGTTTTACCATTTTTGTAACGAACTAAAGCGGACACCTGACAATCACCGGCAGTGTGAGAGTTGTCAAACGCCTCAATCAAAGTAGGGACATTTACAAGACCCAAAGATTCTTTGAATTGACGGGCAACATCATTGTATTTTCTAACGCGAAAAGGCTCAAGTTTTTTCTCAAGTAAATCAACCACAGAGATTTTGTTTTTTAACTCGTTGGCTTTTTCGAACTCCATGGAATCGGAAAAATATTTCATAGATTTTTTCAGACGAGAACGAACCTTGTCAAACTCAAAAGAAAATACTTCTTTCATCTCATTTACAATTTTCTTGTATGAGAACTTCAGAATGTTTGAAATACAAGGAGCATTACAACGACCAAGATGAAACTCCAAACAGGTTTTGAACTTCTCGTTTGAAATGTTTTCTTCAGTCAAGTTGTAAGAACAAGATCTTAGATTGAAAATGTCATGAACCATTTCATAAATTTCATAACAAGAGTTGGAACTCGTGGATTCCAAAAGAACCTCACCTGAAAAGTTAGAAGGATTACAAACTTGTAAACGAGGAAACTCCTCATCACTTATAGTAATAAACCAACGACGAGATCTGTCGTCTTTTGCTTTAATATTATATTTTGGCTTCAAAGATTTTATAAGTTCATCCTCCAACAAAAGAGCTTGTGATTCATCGTTTGTAGTCATGAACTCAACATCACGGATTTCGTTTACCAAAAAAGTTGTCTTCTGATCTTTGTGATTTTTTTGAAAATAAGATTTTACTCGTTTAGGAAGATACTTCGATTTGCCAACATAGATGATCTGACCCTTCTCATTTTTGAAAAGGTAACAACCGCTAGATTGGGGAATGTTTGAAAGTTTCTCTGTGATCACAATACAAATATAGTAAAAATATATGTTACGGCAAAGCTAAGTGGTTACCTTTGTGTTAAGTATTTCGAATTATACAAATTTAGTCGGATAAAATACTATCTATTAATAGAAAACTTTTATGTTATGTTCATATTCTTTACGACCGCAGTTTTTTTCTTTGTAGTAATTTCAAAAGATAGAAAAGATTACTTTGATTATCACGGAAAATAGTTTACACTTACAATATGGAGTTAAATAAATTTCTAACCATAGTAATCCCTTGTAAGAATGAAAAAGACATTATTCAAAAAACTTTGGATTTACTTAACTATCAATCAGACATAAAAGGAGTTCAAGTTATTGTATGTGACAATTCCAATGACCAAATTACAAAAGAGAATCTCAAAAAAAGATCAAATTCAAAAACCGATCAGTTTTATTTACGAGTTACTGATGGTGGTTTACCTGGAGTTGCCCGAAACAGAGGTTTTGAAAATGTCAATACACCATATGTCTTATTTATGGATTCGGATGTATACCTCCTTGATCCAAAAACAATCAAAAGATCAATTCTAAAAATACTTCAAAAAAACTTGGATCTTGTTACAACTAAGTTCAGAAGTGATAATGGAAAGTTCAATTATATTTATAAAACTTTTGATTTACTACAAACACTTTCTAAATGGTCTACCCCTTTTTGTTTGGGAGGATATATGTTAATCAAATCAGAAACATTCAGACAACTTAATGGTTTTGATGAAGAAGTAAAAGTTGCTGAAGATTATTACTTTTCAAAACAAATTAAACCAAAAAAGTTTTCAAGAATTAATAATGTGGTTTTCACACCACCAAGAAGATTTGAAAACAAAGGACTTAAGTATATGATTAAGTTATTCTTTGGATCATTCTTCAATCATAAAAATAAATCATATTTTACGAGAGACAAAAATTACTGGTAATGAAGAAGTGGAAAACCGTAGTCATGAGTGATCTACATTTAGGGGCTCGTCAGTCACAAACAGATAAGATACTGAAGTTTTTAGAAGAAAATGAGATGGAAACTTTAATATTGAATGGGGATATTATTGATGGATGGGCAATTAGAAGTGGGGGTAAGTGGACAAATGATTGTACAAAAATCATTAGAAAATTTATCAAATTATCTGAAGGAAAAACTAAAGTAATTTACATTAGAGGAAACCATGATGATTTCTTAAAAGATTTTATACCTTTTAAGTTAAACAATATCGAAATAGTGAGAATGTATAATCATGTTGGGGTTGACGGTAGAAGTTACTATTGTTTCCATGGAGATGTTTTGGACTTTGTTATTATGAAAGCCAGATGGTTAGCAGTTGTTGGTGGTTGGTCTTATGATTTTGTAATCAAATTAAACACAATGTATAATAAGATCAGAAAAATGTTCAATCTAAAGTATCACTCTTTGGCTAATGACATTAAACAAACAGTAAAAGGGGCTATTAACTTTGTATCCGATTTCGAAACTGGAGCAAAAGGTTTAACAAAAGAAAAAGGTTATGATGTTGCGGTTTGCGGTCACATCCATCAACCCAAATTGGAAATTGATTACATGAATTCGGGAGATTTTTGTGAAAATTCAACATGTCTTGTTGAAGATAAAAAAGGAAAATGGTATATTTTAACCATATGAAAAATATAATTTTAATTTTAATTTTTTTGTTACCTGTCAAATTACTTTCTCAAGAAAAAAAAGATAGCATACCACATTTGATATCCCAAGGTACAACAAGTTGTCTACTTTCTACATTACCAATCATAGGTGGTGTTGGAGTAATTATGGATGGAGGCGATATGAAAACAAAATCCCAATCATATGTATTTTTTGGTGTCGGTGTCATTATGAATGTAGATGCACTATTCGCATTTCGTAGGGTGAAATATCTTTCAAAACATAGGATATAGGTATTTTCTTTAAGTTTTATTTTTTCTATACTTAAAATAAAACTTAATATGAAAACCTTAATTTTATCTTTATTCGTGAGTTTATTTACAATTGTAAGTTTCTCACAAATTCCCGTCAATGTTTATGTTGTCAACCCTAATGGATGTCCTTATTCTTTAACAAACACATGGAGTAGTCCGACAGGTGCAGGAAATGCGTCAGTCACTTCTGTTGATTCATTGGTTAATCAAGAAGTTTGGCACTTAGATGTACAAGACACATCAAACCAAGCAATGTTAACTGTGTGTGCAATTCCAGCACCACCTTGTAATTGTCCCATGGAATGTATGGGGCCAACACCAATTTATCCTAACATCTCAATTACTCTTTTGTTGTGTTCTAACATGAATGTTGATGAATTGGAAGTGATCACAATTGAAAATCCACTTCTTGGTTTAGTTGTAATACCAATGACAGAATCAACAACTTTCTATCTAATCAATTCAGAAAGTAAAATTGTCAAGTGGGCAAAAAACACAAACTCACCGTCTTTTGATTCAGACGATTTACAATCAGGAATTTACCATTTAGTATTGGAGACACCAACGGGTAAAAAAATCTATAAACTAATAAAACTATAAAAACAAAAAATGAAACAACTTGTTATTGATCCTGCCCATTCTGATTTGGGTTTCAAAATCAGACACTTAATGGTATCTAATGTGAAAGGTACATTAACTAACTACTCAGGTGGTATGACTTACACTGCAGAAGATATGAGCGACGCTCAAGTAAGATTTGAGGCTGAGGTAAATTCTATTTCTACAGGAAACTCTGACCGTGATACACACTTAAACGCAGAAGATTTCTTCAACACAGAAAGATTCCCAAGAATGTACTTTGAATCAACAATGGTTAATGTCGAAAACCAAAAAATGAAAGGTGAGATGACCATCAAAGATACAACAAAAGAAATTGAGTTGACTATTGAATATAACGGTAAGAGTGTTGATCCTTGGGGTAATACAAAACATGGTTTTGAAATTACAGGAACAATCAACCGTTCTGATTTTGATCTTACATGGAACGCACCTCTTGAAACAGGAGGACTTCTTTTAAGCGATGAGGTTAAATTGACACTCGATGTTCAGATGATGGAAATGGTTGAACAAACTGAAGAACAACCAGCGTAATATAATTTCAGTACAACACTAAAATATAGAAATCCCCACTAAAAAAGTTGGGGATTTTTCTTTTTTATATCATTTACATTTACTATATTTTAGTATATGTTACGACACCAAAACCCAATTCACATTAACGCTACAACAACAGGATTTGCGTCACCAGCAGAAACCTATGTTGACAAACGACTTGATTTAAATGACCTAATTGTAAAGGATCATTACACAACATTTTATTTCAAGTATTCAGGGCCAACCGTATTTGGAATCAATCAAGATTATATTACTCAAAAATATACTACATCTTGGAATGAATTACCGCTTGTTTTTATTTAGTGAGGTATTTATAAATGATGAAAAATCTTATTAGACGAATAATAAAAGAGGAAGTAAAAAAGTTACTTAACGAAAGTGGTATTAGAGATATTAATAATATTGCTGAAAGATATAAAAAGGCAAAAATATATTTTCACCAAGATTTAGATGGCGTTGCAACTGCAATTGCCATGAAAAAATATTTGGAGGATTATGGAATAAAAGTTGTTGACGCTGAAATTATCCAATATGGTGGTAAAGAATTTGCAATTAGAAAACCAGATTTAGAAGAAGAAGCACGAGGAGAAGTAATGCCCGTGTTGGTTGACTTTGCTCACGGAAAACCAATGTTTGTTATTCACACGGATCATCACGATTCTCAAGCCGGAGTTGAAAAAGACACGGCAACAAGTTTCAAACATGCCAGATCTAATGTTGAAACAATATCGCAATCAGTATCACCAAAAGAATTATTTACAGATGACGACATTAAAATAATATCAACCGTTGATTCTGCCAATTATGCTATTAACAAGATCACACCAGAAATGGTTATGAAGTTTATTTTCAAAATTGATAAAAATAAATCATCACAGGAAAATAAAATGTTGATGGGTTTGGTCACAAACAAGCTATTGTTGGCATATAAAAACTACCCAAAGTTCATGGAGTATTTGGTGTTGAATACTGAACCATCGATAGAAAACTTGTATAATAATATCAAAAAGTTAGCTAAAGAAAGAAATTACGCCGACACTGATACTATGATTAAAAATCAAGAAAAATATTTGAAAGATAGAAAAGAAGGTACAAAAAGTAATCCAGGTGTTGAAGTTGTTGGTAATATACTAACACAGATGGATTTGGGGTCAATGAAAAAAGGATCATATGATAGATATGTACCCTTTC